CTATTTAAACATAGCCCCACGTCCTGTTAGTAGCCAGTCTCCGCTGACTCCAAAATCTTTAACTATTGGTTGCATCCAGGAAATTTGTAGTATTGCACGATCCAGATCTTTTCTTTGCGCTAAAAGGTTTCTTCTGTCTATATTGTACAAACGACAATATGTATTTACTCCTTTCAGTTCCTTTTTTTCTATCAGGGCATCAAGAGCAGAATAAAAACGGATCATTATCTGCTTTGTTTCCTCTGTTATAATTCTTGGTTTAGCCATATCATAATAAATCGTATTTCAAGTATTCCACATCCTTTTTAAGAGGCTCCAGCGTATCAGTTGGCTCATTACCTATCTTTGCCTTGTCAATCGCAAAATTCAGCACTCTCTGGGCTTCCTGGATAGCATCTGCATCTACAGGGGATCCATTTATGTAATCGGTGAAACATCTTTTATAAAGATCAATAACCAGCCTATTGTAATCTTCCATATCAATACTTTTTTTGTTTTATACCAAATGTTATACGGCATCTGCACATTTGGCAGCATTTCCCATCTGGGCATCCGCTTTTTTATACTGTTCTAATTGAGCCTGTAATTTGCCAATTTCTCTATTCAATTTCTCTATTTCCTTATCTTTTTCGACTAAAAGAGAATAGGGAGCGATCAGCTTCTCATTCATCATTTGTACTATTTGCCTGGAAAAGGCATCTGCTCCAGCCATCATAATATCCTGGGGGGTGGCATCTGGGATAGAAACACCCTCTTTTTCTTCTGTATAATACATGGATATATCTCCGTATTTAGACTGCAATATATCCAGTTTTTCGGGTGGAGTTTGCCTAATTCCTTTCTCTATTCGGGAAATAAAGTTCTGATTACATGAAAAAAGCTCTGCTAAATCAACCTGGGTTAATTTTTTATCAAGTCTAAACCTCTTTAAATCAAATGTTTGCATATAAATATAGATTTTATCCAGAAAATATATCCAAATATTATTGTATAATATGGATATATATCCTATATTTGCACCATAAACAATTTAATAACATCACAAACATACAAAAAAAGTGTGTAGGTGATACATAGAATATTTAAAAAATGGGAAAAATAACAGAAAAAGACTATCGGTCATTTTCTCAGATCTACAAAAGTTTACCTGAGAGAAATGTGGTACAAGCTCCTAAGACAGCATTCGTTAAGGAGATTGCTAATTTGTGTATGTGTAGCACTAATACTGTGAGAATGTGGATACAGGGAGTTCAAAACCCAGATCCTCTTAAACAGAAGCTAATAAGTGAGAAATTAGGCATTCCACCTGAAACATTATTCCCCGCAAAAAGATGAAACCTATCGAATTTTACACAACTCCTGAGGGTGATGTTACAATGCGTCCACTTGGTGAATCTGAAAGACAGCTCAAAGAAACCGACACTGAATTTATTCAGTCTTTTCTGGCTGTTCTCAGGGAGTTCTATCCAGAGGCTTATGAGGCTTTGATGGATAGATATTCAAAGAGTTCAGATAATAAACGTTATAGGGATTTCTTGGCGGTGCGTATGTTTATCAAATGCAATCTGGGCTTATACGATAACATGATAGATGTTGATGAGAACTGGAATTTCAACTTTGAATTTGTATCGTGTCCTTTGAGGGGTGAATGTAAGTATGATAAAGTTATCTGTTCCCCTAAGTTCAACTCAACACTATCGGAAAGGCAGCTGGAAGTAATGAAAATGCTTTATCAGGGAGAAACCGACTCTGAGATAGCAGATAAGCTGTTTATCTCTCTTAATACCGTGAATAATCATAAAAAGAACAGCTTTAAAAAAGTTGGTGTACACTCAATGCCTGAGTTTATGCGGTATGCTATGGCTAAAAAACTTTTCTAATAATTTTTAAATGCAACACTGATGAAAATTGAAACTTTTATGAACCTGGCTTTTGGCGTGATCTTCTTTATGCTATTCTTGTGTAGCTTAATTGGAGGTATTCTATGCCATGCTTATCACCAGTTTTTTCTGGCTGCTATGACAGCTATTCTATCCTATGTTCTCTACAAAGATGATTATCTGGGAGAAAGTGTACAACAGTATTTCAAAAGACGTAAGGAGGCTATAAAAACTGCTCGTAAATGATAACCCTGGAGCTTTACGAACTAAAGAACCTATGTATGGATATGGCTGCTTTAGGAGCTGCTAATTATGCAAAGATGCTCTTTCCTGCCAAAGATCTTATTTCCCAGCGTGAAGCCTATAGGCAATTTGGTGAGGCTGCTGTAAAAGACTGGGTACGGAGGGAATTGGTTAGTAAAGTCAGAAATGGAGCTACTAAGAACTCTAAAATTCTCTACTCCAGAGCTGAGCTTCTGGCTGTAGAAAAATCCGAAAAATTAAACTTCTATTTAAACAATAAGTAATTATGAAACAGATCTTTTTAAAGAAATTGGTGATTAGGAACATTAAAGGGATAAGAGATCTTACCATTGATTTCACCGATCAGGAAACTGTAATATGTGGTGATAATGGAACTGGTAAGACTACAATCATGGATGCTTTCCTATGGCTTTTATTTGGCAAAGATAGCACTAACAGAGCAGATAGTAATTTCAACATTAAAACTCTGGATAAAGATGGTAAGCCTATTCTTAACCTGGAACACGTGGTTATAGCTACACTACTGGTAAATGGCAATGAAATTATATTGCAACGTTCATACTTGGAAAAATGGGGAACTGGTGTTAATGCCGGGCAGCTTAAAAACCACTACACTGATTTTTACCTGAATGGTGTAAAGCTGGGAACAAAAAAAGAGTACGATGCTGAGGTATCTGCTATTCTCCCTGAGGATGTTTTCCGTATGGTTACTAACCCGTTCTATTTCCCCTCTTTGCCAGCTGCTACTCAAAAGACTATGTTATTGGATATGGCTGGTAATGTATCGGATCAGGATGTAGCTGCTTTGAAACCTGAATACTTGGAACTGCTGAGCCAGATAACAGGTAGGAGCCTGGAGCAATTTAAGAAAGAAACATCCTCTAAAAAGAAAGCAATCCAGGATGAGCTAAAGGAACTCCCTGCTCGTATTGATACTGCTAATCAGATGATGCCTGAACCTGAGGACTGGGTAGCTTTGGATCAGGAGCTGGAGGAAAAGAAAGCTCGTTTGAAAGGGATTGATGAGCAAATATCTGATAAATCAAACTCTGTAAAGGCTGATTATGAAGCCAAAAGCAATATCCAGAAAAAGATAGGTGAAAAACGTTTAGAGCGTACCCGTAAGGAGTCCGAGATCAGAGAAAAGGTTAATAAAGCGAACGGTGAGGCACGTTCATCTATCAATGATCTGGTATATAAGAAACAGAATTTACAGGGTGATATTCAGCGTAAAAAAGGGAGTCTTTCTACGATTGATACCCAGATAGGGAACCTGAATACAGAGCTGGATACGCTTAGGGGTGAATATCGTATTATCAATGCCGAACAGTTGGTGTACCCTGATGGTGCTTTTGTCTGCCCTACTTGTAAACGTACCCTGGATGCTGAGGATATTGAGACAAAACAGCGGGAAATGCTGGCTAATTTCAACCAGAATAAATCAAAGCGTTTACAGCAGAACCAGGCTACAGGTAGATCTAAGGCAGGAAGAATATCCGAACTGCAAAAAGATCGTGAGAATACTCTGGCTGAGATCAGCAAAATGGAGAGCGAACTGGATAATTTAGAAGCTCAAAAGAAGTACCAGGAGGAAAACCTACCTGCTGCTCAGGATGCCCAGAAACTTATAGAGGCAGATACAGACTGGATCCGTATGGGTAATGAGATAGCAGAACTGGAAAACCAGATGAACGTTGAAATTAAACCAGTGGATGTATCAGAACTCCAGGAGGGGAAACGTGTGCTTTCTGATGCTATTACCGATCTACAGAAACGACTGAATAAACGTGAGACTATTGAGCGTGCGGAGAAACTTATTCAGGAATTTGAAGATAAAAAGATCCAGAATAATGATGCTTTGGCTAACTTGGAAAGAACAGAGTTTATTATTACAGACTTTCAGAAAGCAAAGGATAATGAGCTGATGAAGCGTATTAACGGGCTATTCTCTCTGGTTTCTTTCTCCTTTGTTGATGAGCAGCTGAATGGTAACGAAAAGATTACTTGTGTTTGTACCGTGGATGGTGTTCCTTTCCCAGATCTGAATAATGCTACTAAGATTAACGCTGGATTGGATATTATCAATGCTATTTGCCAGGCAAAGGGTATATCTGCACCGATCTTTATTGATAACAGGGAAAGCGTAAACCAGCTCATTCCTACAGTGTCTCAGGTTATCAACCTCTCTGTAAGCACTCACTCTAAACTTATGATCCGCACATTCACGGATGGAATGATGGAACAATTTCACGAACTCTAATAAATTTCTATTATGACAACTCAATCAAGTACAGCAGTAGCAACAGCTCCTAAAAAGGTGGATGTGCTGAAAAATATACTTAATGCTCCCTCTGTTATGGAGCAGTTTAATAATGCTCTGGCAAAGAGTGCACCGACATTTGTAGCCTCTGTTATCGACCTCTATAATGGAGATACTAACCTGCAACAGTGTGAGCCTAAAGCGGTTGTTATGGAGGCTCTGAAAGCAGCCGTATTAAAATTACCTATCAATAAGGCACTGGGATACGCTTTCATCATTCCTTTTAACAACAGCGTGAAGGATGATAAAGGGAACTGGGTTAAAAAGATGGTTCCTACTTTCCAGATGGGATACAAAGGTTATATACAGCTGGCTATGAGGACTGGGCAGTATCGGACTATTAACGCTGATGTTGTCTATGAGGGTGAACTGAGAAAGGCTAATAAGCTCACTGGTGAGATCGCTTTTGATGGTGAAAAGAAATCGGATAAGGTGGTAGGCTATTTCTGCTATTTTGAACTGCTTAATGGCTTTTCTAAAACTCTCTACATGACAGTGGAGCAAATGGCTGAGCATGCTAAGCGTTACTCTAAAGGGCTTAAAAAAGAGACTACAGTAGAAAGCCTCCTTAACCTATCAAATTTGCCAGTAGCTCCAGATAGTAAAACTGTAGGATGGATGGGTAATTTCCACGGAATGGCAGTTAAAACAGTGATCCGTAATTTACTGGGTAAATATGGCTATTTGTCGGTTGAAATGCAACAGGCTATAGTAAATGATACTGAGGGTGATACAGCGGAAAACCGTGATTCTCTGGTACATGAGAATGGAAATGCCCAGGTGTTTGATGCAACAGATGTTCAATATGAGGACGTTTCTACTGGCAACCCTGCCCCAGGTGCTGTTAAAGAAGCTGATCCAGGATACTAAGGATATATGAAACGCATTGATGTGAAACCTGGAGATAGATATGGTAGGCTTACTATTATATCAGAATCAAATTCCAGAAGAGGATTAAGGTGTTTCCTGTGTAAATGCGAGTGTGGAAATATTATTGATGCACGGTTCGTAATGCTTAGAAGTGGACAAACTAAGAGTTGTGGATGCTTACGAAACGAAAACAATAGAATCTCAGGATATAAACATGGAGCTAAATATACAAGAATATACCGTTGCTGGGCAGATATGAAAAGAAGATGTCTAACTCCAGGTAACTCATCATTTAAGTGGTATGGAGGCAGGGGAATAACTATATGCGATGATTGGATGAGTGACTTTCGAGCTTTCTATGATTGGGCAATAGCGAATGGGTATTCAAATAATCTGACTTTAGATAGGATAGATGTAAATGGAATGTATGAGCCTTCTAATTGTAGATGGATAACCATACAAGAACAACAAAGGAATAGAAGAAAATGACACTTACAGTATTAGGATCAAGTAGTTCGGGTAACTGTTATCTTCTGGATAATGGGAAAGAATGCCTTATCATTGAAGCAGGGATCGCTTTTATAAAAGTTAAAAATGCGTTAGACTTCAACATTAAGAAAGTTGTAGGATGTATAGTTACCCATGCTCACAACGATCACGCAAAGTATATTAAAAGCATGGCAGATTGTGGCTTTTACGTTTTGGCACTCCCTGAGGTATTGGAAGCAAAAGGAGTAAGCGGATCCAGGGTTAAGGCTTTGGAACTGGGTAAAGGTTACAAGTTTGGAAACTTTAAAGTAGCTCCATTCTCTGCCTGCCATGATGTACCGTGTGTAGGATACCTGATAGATCACCCAGAAACAGGTAGGATCATGTTCCTTACAGACAGCTGTATGTGTGAGTATGTTTTTCCAGGGCTTAATCATGTGATGATAGAGTGTAATTACTCTGATCGCAAACTGATAGAGAGTATCAATGCTGGGCGTACTCTACCCTCTCAAAGAAACCGCCTACTAACCTCCCACATGGAACTGAATAGCTGTAAAGAGATCCTTAAAAGTAACGATCTGAGTAAAGTGGTGAATATCATACTGATTCATTTATCAGAGAATAACGGTGATGAGCCAATTTTTGTGTCAGAAATACAGAGAACTACTGGCAAGGTGGTATATGCTGCTAAGCCTGGATTGAGTGTAGAACTTTCAAAAATATAGAGCTATGCTGAACGGATTTACAGAGGAAACAAAACCATTGAATGATTATGAGCTATATACGTTATTGCCCATCCTGATACAGGGATTAATGGGAAAGCTCGGAAAGGATAACGCTGTTAAGAACTGCCATATATGCAAACGTCTCAAAGATAGGGGCTTCAAAGTAGATGAGGCAAGGATCAGAAAGATTATAAATCATATACGGATCAATGGGATGGTTATTGGGCTTATAGCTACAAGCGATGGCTACTACATTGCTCAAAATCAGTCAGAGATAGATAACTATCTCCAGAGCCTAAGAGGTAGGGAAAACGCTATAAAAGCCGTTCGTGTAAGTCTGGAAAAGCAAAGAGATGTAATGTATGGCAAAGATCTTAATAGACAAAATCAGCGGGTTGTTTAATCTAAAGCCAGTCTATGATTACCTGAATGCTCATAAGGATGGTAAGTATATGGTTGAGGTTAAGCTTGTAAGAAAACCCAGATCATTAGATCAAAACGGCTGGCTATTCGGATGTATCTATCCGCTACTCTTAGAGGCTCTGATAAATGAGGGCTGGGAGTTTACAAGCCCTGAACAGGTGCATGAATTCTTTAAATCTCAAATGACTGCTGATAAGGTAGTGAATAAGCACACGGGTGAGATCATTGAGTTCCCAGGATCTACAGCCTCTATGGATACTCTTACATTCTCAACATATTGTGAGAAGCTAAGAGAATACGCTAAAGAATATCTCAATCTGGAAATACCAGATCCTGATCCTAACTGGAGGAAAGCTGATGAAACTAATACCTAACCAGTTGGTATCTGAGCTTATAAGGCTGGTACCAGTTTTAATAGAAAATATTCCACCAGGTAAAAGTACCAGAGTGGATAATGCAATAAGATTAACAAAAAAGATTATTAACAGATTAAAAACATTGAAAGATGAGAAAGATCGAAATTGAAAAACCAAAGTTGGAGGCTGCTTTTGCTGTAGCCTGTGGAAACACAAGAACTGTTTTACTCGCTTTATTTGGCGAGGATGCGGTGAAACCTGAAAAGCCTGATTATTCAGACTATCGTAACATTAAAACCTATGAGGATGCTTGTGCTGCTCTGGGAGTGGATCCTATCAATGAAACGGACGAAAGCCTGAATGATTTGATTACAAGGGGAATTATTGCACCTCGACACATAGCACTTATGAAACTGGAAACGATCAGCCGTGCTTTGTGGGGTAAGGACTTTGAACCGATACCAGATGCTGAGGGCAGCAAGATTTACTATTTCCCCTGGTTTTATCTCTATACTCAGTCTGAAATAGATAATATGGATGATGATGAAAGGGGTGCCCTCTTGTCTGCTAATGCGTCTAATGGTGCGAATGCGGGTTTCGGTTTTCTGAATACGAATACTCGCTCCTCGGACTCGAGTGCGCACTCTGGGTTCCGCTTGCGCCAGGAAACGGGAGAGAAAGCGGTGTATTTTGGTAAGCAGTTCATAAAGCTATGGGCTGAATATCTGGGGTATAAATTCACTGTAGGGGATCACCTCAAATAATGGCAGCTATGATAACAGTATTTTATCTTTTAGTGGCTGTATGCCTATTCGTTGAGATCCTACGGCTATTAGCTGTTAAGAAAGTGGATCAGGGAGTTAAAAAGTACAAGGGAGTTAAGGATCCGAAAGATTACAGCCCACTCTATACGGCTTATGTTAGTTTTGGCTTTTTCTACTTCTTCTTTTGCCTTGTGGGGTTAATGAGTTCACAATGGATTGGGTTTGTTGCCCTCCTACTTCTGGGATTTGTGCCTAAAAAATGGATCACCTGGAGAGTGATAGATGGTATTCTAAGTATAGCGATCCTGGTTTTTATCCTCTTGAATAAATTCCAGTTCCATATAAATTTTAATCATTTACTAATCAATTATTTATCGGTATGAAAGATATTATGTTAGCGGATACCCCGATAGAACAACGGGCGCAAATTCTGAAAGATAGCTGTGATAAGATAGAAGAAAGGAGCTATCTCAGCAAATACGATCAGGAAGAAACCAATTTGTTACGTGCTGAACTTGCCAATGTTTCTATTCAATTAGGGACAATACAGGAGGAACTGGATGGAATTAAATCGGACTATAAAGGGAAGCTAAAGCCTTTACAGGAACGAATTGATAAGATCCTGTATAACCTAAAAAATGGTGGTGAATACGTAAGAGGTGAGTGCTACAAGTTCATAGACCAAGAGGAGGAAAGAGTAGGATGGTACACTCCAGACGGTTATTTGTTGGAAGAAAGACCAATTACCCAGGAAGAAAGACAGAGAACTGTTCAAATGGAAATCAGAAGAACAGGTACAGATAATTAGTTATTAACAATTTAAACATTTTAGAAAAATGGAAGATCAAGAAAGAGGTTTAACCGTGAATATCGGTGAGTACAAAGGTGAAAAACCTATCATTATTGAGTACAGAGAGGGTAGAGCATCACAACCAGTTCAGCCATTGGAAACAAAGGCACCAGAAAAAATTAATATTACTGGGACTATCTCTACTCCTTTTGACTGGCTTAGCAAGCGTATCAGTGAGGTTAATCAGAAAACCGCTAATGTGGTTGTGGATCGTGAGGATATGTCTATTACCCTTACTGTAAATGAAAATGACTACTATAAAAAGGGCATTATCAAAGGAACTGTAGAGTACGGTGAGGTCTTTGAAAAGTTCGGTATCAATGATGCAGAAAAGGGTTGGATCCCTGCTAAGCTGGGGCAGTTCTTGCGTCTCAATCGTGGTGTGTTTGAGGACAAAGAGAAATGTATGGTGCTCGTTTCCGTCCTCAAAAATTTCATAGCTAACGCTAAAGCTGAGATTCAAAAGCAAAATGATCCGTCTGGTTCTATAGCTGAGGTTTACCGTTGCCAGGTAGAAAGTAATTTGCCTAAGAGCTTCACGGTGAATATTGCCATCTTCAAAGGAACTGCAAAAACTCCTATTGAAGTAGAGTTCGATCACCATCTTTCAAATGGGGATGTTATTCTACAGCTTGTTTCTCCTGGAGCTAACGAACTGACAGAAAGTTACAGAGACAAGTGTCTGGATGAGGTTCTGGATAAGATCCGTAAGATCGCTCCTGATATTGCAATTCTGGAAGTTTAATTAAACATGGGGGACTGGATGCCTCAGGGTATCCTTTCCCTCTAAATATTCTCAATATGGCAAAAGATAAAATACCAATGCCCTTTTATACTCGTGACTGGCTGAGCTGTGCTGAGGTTAAGGTTATGCCTCCTGATGTGAGAGGGCTGTGGTTTGATATGATCTGCTATATGTGGGAAAGCGTGGAGCGTGGTGTAATGGTGAAGCCTAACCACCAGCCCTATACAAAAGATGAGATAGCGGGAATGATCGGAAAAGATTGCTCTGGATCTTATGACTGGCTGGAAACTCTGATAGATAACGGAGTATGTGCTATAAGAGAGGACGGTGCTGTGTATAGTAGGCGAATGGTTAAGGATGAGGAAATTAGGGAGAAAAGGCGAATGGCTGGTAAAAAAGGTGGTGATGTTACCAAAGCAAAGGTATTCCAGCCTAAGCAGGAAACTGTAGACGGATCCCCAGATGAATCAGCTGCACCACCTCCACCGCTAACACCAGAACAGCAGGGAAAGGCTGAAAAAGCCAAAAAATATAAGTATGCGGATTATGTTACCCTTACGAGGGATGAGTTTGCTAAGCTATGCTCTGAGCACACTGAGGAGGGAGCAAAGAGGATAATAGAAATACTCAATAACTACAAGGGTTCCAGTGGAAAAAAGTATAAATCTGATTACATGACTATCCTTAACTGGGTAGTTGGTAGGTATAACGAAGAATTACAAAAAAATGGATACCAAAATAAAGGAACAATTCCAGGCGGTACTGGGCAGGCAGGTGGAAAAGGCTATAGAGACACGCTTTAGGATTACCAATTTCTCTCAGGCTGATATAACGGAAATGCTGGGGATGTGCTATAAACAGGAAGTGGAAAAAAGACGTATTCCTTTCCAAAATGATAGTGATACCCAGGCTAAGATTGCTAAGGCTGCTAAGTGGCTTTGCGGTGATTATAAAGTAGGGCTTTTGCTCTATGGGACAATCGGATCAGGGAAAACAACGCTTGCAAAGGCTATATGTAACCTGATCGGGATACTCTACAATAGTGCTATTTCCAGTGACAGAAAGGCTGTATATCGTGTTTCAGCTTTGGCTCTGGCAAAGAATGTAGCGGATGATCCAGCGTATTTTAATAAGCTGAAAAACCAGGATCTCCTTTTCATTGATGATATTGGAACTGAGCCAGCAAGCGTAAAAAGCTGGGGTAACGAATACTCACCAGTAACAGAGCTGATTTATGCCAGGTATGACAGGCAGCTATTCACCATTATTAGCTCTAATTTGAAAGATGAGGATTTTGGGGATCGCTATGGTGAACGTATTGCCGATAGGCTGGAGGAAATGTTTGAGAGGCTGCACTATCAAAATAAGAGTTACAGGAAATGAGATTTGCACTGAGAAATAAAAGCCGATTATCTGAGTCTTTTGGAGCTGATTTTTGTGAGGCTCTTGTTTTCTCATTGAAACGCTATTTTGAGAGCATCCAGAATATTCCCAGATATAAAATAGCTGGTTATCCCCATGAGTTTATAACAGTTCCAGGGAACAGTTGCTCTTATCAGTTTGCTATTGTCAGAGAAATGTACGATGTATTAACGCTGGCATATTATCCAGCAAAGAAAAGTAATTAACTAAGTGAATAATGGAAAAGAAAAAAGTGATACTTACCCTCTGTAGGATCTTTCCCGTGACTCATAGCAAAGCTGGTGAGCCTACAGGATTTGAGGGTAAACTGAAAGACGGTAAGAAGATCCACACTATCCGATACAATGCAAAAAACGTGTGGGATGAGCGATATAAGGGTATTTCCTCTGGTAAAAAGTATCTCTCTGTTAGGGAATGGACGGGCAGACCTTATAACTCAGAGCAAAGGGAGCTATCCAGGTTTGATGAGATCGGACTGCAACACGTTACTATGACTTATGGGGCTGATGATGCCTATCCTCAGGTTTGGGTAGATGGTAAGCTGGTTCCGATCCAGGAGGTTGCTAAGAATGATGGTCTGAGTGTTCCAGATTTTATTGATTGGTTCTTTGGATCCAGCAAATCCAATGTATTTGAGGGCGTTATTATTTACTTTACAAATTTTAGATACTAATGAAACCAAAAGATATTAGAATTTTGATTGCCTGCGAAGAAAGCCAGGCAGTTTGCAATGAATTTAGAAAATTTGGATTCCAAGCTTATTCATGTGATTTAATGGAGTGCTCAGGCGGACATCCTGAATGGCATATTCAAGGTGATGCGCTTGAAGCTATGCGTAGCCAGCAATGGGATTGTATAATTGCCTTTCCTCCTTGTACTGATTTAGCTGTGTCTGGGGCACGATGGTTCAAGGAAAAAAGAGAGGCGGGGATTCAACAAAAGAGTATTGAGTTTTTTATGGAGTTTGTTAAGCATCCATGTAAATTTAAAGCTATTGAGAATCCAATAGGAATAATGAGTTCTGAATACAGAAAGCCTAACCAAATTATTCAACCGTGGATGTTCGGACATGGAGAAACAAAAGCAACATGTTTATGGCTATTTGGATTACCCAATTTAGAACCGACCAATATAGTTGAGGGCAGAGAGCAGAGAATTTGGAAATTACCACCATCAGAAGATAGGGCTATCCTTAGAAGTAAAACCTATCCAGGTATTGCCAAAGCGATGGCAGTTGATTGGGGCTTTCATCTTATTAATAATTTAGATAAATAATTATGGAAACTAATGCAACAAAAAGGACGGACATTTTTTTGATTGATCCCCGTAATATCGTGGTGATGAATGATTTTAATGTTCGTAGAGATTTTGATCTGGATGAGTTAAAAGAACAAATTAAGGCAAAGGGTGTGCTTAATCCCATTACCGTTATCCCTTTTAAAGAGGACGGTGTGGAAAAGTACAAGCTGGTTGATGGAGAAAGGCGTTACCGTGCTACTATGTTAGCGATCCAAGAGGGTGCCGATATTCCATTTATCAAAGCCCTAAAAGCTCCGAAAGATGCAAGCCAGGAGGATCTTTATATAGAGCAGATGATGAGAAATGAGGGTAAACGCTTCTCTGAAATTGAATGTGGTATAATGTTCAAGCGGTTCAAGGAAGAATTTGGCTATACCCAGGTAGAGATCGCTGAAAAGTTTAGAAAGTCTCCTGCCTTTATTTCAAAATGCCTTTCCCTTATGGATCTGCCTCAGGATATTCAGGACAGGATCATAGCAAACCAGATCTCAGCTAAGGCAGCGAGAGATATTGTGTCTAACTATGATACAGAGCAGGAGCAGGTCAAAGCTGCCAAAGATGCGATAAATATAGCCCAAAGCCAGGGTAAAAAGACTGCTACCAATAAAGAGATCAATGCGTACCAGAAAGACGCTAAGGAGGCAAAAGAAATAGCCCAGGCGTTGCGTACAGTGTGGGCTTATCTGGATGGTAAGGATACTGTGAACGTTATTCAGTTGGCTCAGCTTCTGGATAAGACGGAAAACCTTAGCCAAGCTATGAGGCAGTACAAGAAAGAAGAAAATAAATAGAATACCATATAAATATTGAAATTATGAAGATTGTATTTTTTGACCTGGAAACTACAGGTACGTTAGTGAACAAACACGGGATCCACCAGATAAGCGGTGAGATCGTGGTGGATGGTGAAGTAAAGGAAACGTTTGATTTCCATGTACAGCCTAACCCAAGAGCTGAGATCACCCAGGAGGCTCTGGATGTGGCTGGAGTCACCAAAGAGCAGATACTGGCTTATCCTGCTATGAGGGTGGTGTATGGGCAGTTTACCGCAATGCTGGGTAAATATGTGGATAAGTTCAATAAGAAAGATAAGTTCTTTCTGGCTGGATATAACAACGCTCATTTTGATAACCAGTTTCTCCGTGCCTGGTTCCTACAAAATAATGATAAGTATTTTGGTTCCTGGTTCTGGAGTAACAGTATAGATGTTATGGTACTGGCTACTCCTTATCTGGCTGCACAACGTTCTGAAATGGAGAATTTCAAACAGGGTACGGTTGCTAAAGCCCTGGGGATCCAGGTGGATGATAGCAAGCTACATGATGCACTCTATGACATCCAGGTGTGTAAGGCTATTTATAATATTGTTTCACCGTATAAAATTTGAGTTATGCAAGATCTAAATGAGAAAATGCTAAAAGAAGAAACGGCTGTAGGCGTTGATTTGGGCAGTAAGGCAGGAAATTGTTCTGTAGAAAAGGGTATGTTTCAGCCCAGTAAAGAAGCAAGAAAAGGGGTGCATTTCCCTGAATATTGGAGGAAAAAGAAACTCAACCGTTCGTTTGTGGATGATCTGGAAAAGGCTGCAAACAGTGAGCCATTTGCTCAGGATGAGCACGGGGAGTATCGGCTGGGGAAATTCCTACATAGTTGTGCTATTGTGGTAGTAGGAGTTGTAGATAATCTCTGGACTCTGGAGATACATAGTGAAAACCCTATAGGCTTGCCGATGATCCAGGAGATACGGTACAAATATCTGCCTGATAACCTGATGATGGCTATGCTTTTCCTGCCCAGAAAGGAGCGTACCAGTGCTAAGACTGTTGTTCTGTACCAGATCCCAGGTAATTTAAAGGATGCTGGAATAGAGGAGGCTGAGGGATGATCTATGTAGGAATTGATACAGGAGTGGAAACTGGGTTTTCCGAGTGGGATAATCGGGAAAGAAAGCTGCTTACTGTATGCTCGTTAAAGATCCATGAGGCTATGGATCGTGTAAAAGAGTTGGCTGCACTACATGGCAAAAAAATAATAGTTCGTGTTGAGGATCCCAGACAACGTACCTGGTTTGGAACTGAGCGTATGACACGTGAGGAAGAACGTAAAAAGCTCCAGGGTGTAGGATCTGTGAAAAGGGATGCTACGATATGGGAAGATTTCCTCACCGATTTAGGCGTACAGTTTGAAATGGTTGCTCCAAAGCGGAATGTAACAAAGCTCCCTCAGGACACTTTCAAAACTTATACAGGCTGGAGAAAGCGAACTAATGAGCATGGACGTGATGCTGCTATGTTGGTTTTTGGCTTCTAAATCAAATTTTTATAGCTAAAAGTGTGTATCAGCTACACACTTTTAGTATATTTGCATTATTAACCAAGTAAATGAGAAAGGTATGGTTACAACTGTAGTTTATATTATTTCGGTGCTGGTGATTGTATTTGTCATTTTGCGCCACATACATAAGTTATATCCTAAGGATCCGATCAAGAAAGAGCAGAAAGTGAACATCTACCAAGATGGTATTTACAACCGTACAGCAACGGTTACAGGGCTTTCCCGTGATCGTTTGGTGATATACGATGCTTTACCTCTGCCAGTGCATTATAGAGGTAAATTCTACTCTATAGGTTATACCAGTGACGGGGTTACTCTATTGTTCCTGGGTAGGAAAAGGCTCTATTTCCTGGCACGAATGGCAGAGTTGATCCGAAAGATCGTGCATGCTCCTGAGTACCTGGATAACACTCCTGATGAAGATGAGAAAACCGAAACTAAACCAGGAGAGGAGGCAGAGGATGAACTGTGATGAAATTGTTTTCCGTAAAATATCGGATCTGACTCTTTTAGAAAATAATCCCAGAAAGATTAGCAAAAAAGATCTGGATAGGTTGGTAGATTCAATCCGTTTAAACGGTTTTTGGCTTCACCGACCTTTGCCATTATCAGATCGTACTGGCAAATTGGTAGTTCTGGGAGGGCACCAGCGTATTAAAGCAGCCAAAAAGCTAAAGCTAACGGAGGTTCCCACCATTCTGTACCATGACTTAACAGAGGAGCAGGAGGCTGATATAGTCCTCAGGGATAATATAAATAATGGGGAGTGGGATCCCGTTCTTTTAAATGAGGACTGGAAAGATAAAGTAGATTTCTCATTTATTGGTCTGGCTATTCCTGATTTCGGAGAGGATGATGATAAGTCTAAAAAGAAAGCGAAAGCTGAGGAGCCTGAGGAGGATGATACAGTTGGAGAAGATGATGAGGATCCTGTGGATGATAAAGAGGACTTTTATAGATCCATGCTCACGGACTGCCTTTATGAGAGTAATAACGAGTTTGACATTCCTAACCTGCTCCTGGATAAACAAGCGGGGAAACTCCAGCTGCCATTTGCTCCCTGGGGAGCTGACAGCCGACTGAGAAAGGATGTAGCCACGTATCATTTCTACGTGGATGATTACCGCTTTGAGGCTATTTTCAAAGATCCTATTAAGGTGCTTACCAGCGGAGTAAAAGCCCTGGTAGAGCCTAACCTATCGGTATATGATACAACCCCTATAGCTTACGGACTGCAACAGATCTATAAGAAACGCTGGATAAGCCGTTATTTCCAGGAGTGCGGTATTCTGGTTTATGTTGATCTCAATGTATCCGTGAAATTCAAGGAATACAATAAGATGGGGATCCCGAAAGGTTATAATGCCTTTTTCACCCGTGGGTATGCTGACAGGGTAGAATATTTAAAGATAGAGCTGGAGGTAGCCAGGGAGATCTCAGGTTTGCAAACGCCTAATTTGCTGGTTTATGGTGGAGGCGATGAGATCAGGAAATTCTGTATTGAGAATAGCCTGGTTTACATAGAGCAATTCATTAACGATAAAAAAGGTAAAAATGGCAAAAACAAGCGGAAGCAATAGTAAACCTCCTCAGAATGGAGGTTTGCCTGAAAATGACTCTAACTATAAGGGTAAAATCGGAAAACCTGAGTCTTTGGCTTCGATCAAAAACCCTAAGGTGTACAAAGCTGTTAAAGAAAGTATCTCACGCTTTCACTCAGTCCTGGGTGTAAGGCAAAAGGATATAAAGATAGCTACTCTGGATGCTGGAACTGGAGGGGTGCATATTTCCCAGGCAGGTAAATCTAAGCAGGTTATCCTGAATAAGCAGGTATTCAACGGAAAGAACACCACTACCCAGAGTGTAGCAGCGTGGGCTGAAAGTGGATACAAAAGTGGGCACCTGACTAAGACTAACAAACCAGTGGCTCACATTATCACGCATGAGCTGGCACACGCTACCTGGAACTCAAATTTATCCTCTCCCAATGCTAAGGCAGCTGGTAAGAGTGTAAATTCACTCTATAAGAAGTGGAGAGCTGATAAAGGAAAGTCTGGATATGGCAAATACGCTTCTACGAATGTGAGCGAGTTCTGGGCTGAGGTTTGTACTAAGGCTGTTCATGGTAAATCGGATAAGTACACCAGTGCAGCCAAAGGGATTATCAAAAAGTATAAATTATAATGAGTATTGACGCATAAAACATACAGTTATGGATAAAATAGCATTGAATGATAAGCAAAAGGATGTTATCCAAAAGTATAAGGATGGCAGATATAGCCCTTTTTTCTCTGGCGAAGATGAGCAGGCAGCTATGAACGAAGTTATAGACATGGCTAATGATCTGATGGATGAGCTGGAGGCTTACGATGAAGCGGGTGAGGATCTTATAGCGTGGTTCTGGGATAAGTACCAGGAGCAGGAAAAGCAATAATAATCTGAGCGAGGGATCAGGTAGGTTTTCCTATCTGATTTTCTTTGCTTTTAAAGTGTGTGTCACCTACACACTAAACAACGAAAAAACAACGGATGGCACTCTTTGAAAAAGGAAATAAACAAGGTAACAGGTTCACCAGTGATAACCAGCCTAAGAAAAATGGCAGGAAGCCCTCACTATATAAACAGCTCAGAGAACTCACTGGTAAAAAGGTGGGGTTTGAGCTGGGCAAAGAGGACTATTATGAGGTGATCCGTTTCCTCATGGAGCGTACACCTGGTGAACTACAGAAGATCCTGGATAATGCAAAGGATATTGAAAATGGCACTACTCCGATCTGGGTACTGAATATTGTTTCCGCTATAAATTCTGATATACGCTATGGGAGAACTTATACCATTGATATGATCTTTGATAGGATCTTTGGTAAATCCACCCAGCCGATAGAGGGAGATATAAATACAAACCTATCAGGATCTCTTTCTCCTGATCTCTCCGCTTTGACTACTGAGGAACTATTAGAGTATAACAAGCTGCTGGAAAAGATCAATGGCAAAAAATAAAAACATACAGATACCTATGGCTCTTTCGGTCAAAATAGAACTGTTCAAACGGGGCTGTTTTGACTTCATTACGGTAAAGGACGGTAAGAAGCATGAGAAGCAGGAAAAGGCTCTCCAGATCCTTACTGATACCGAACACGTGGAGCTGCTGTATGGTGGAGCTGCTGGTGGTGCTAAGTCCTGGACTGGTGCTGCCTGGCTTCTTTTTATGTGCCTATGCTATCCAAGATCCAAATGGTTTATCGGACGTGCTGAGTTAAAGCGTATCACCCAGTCTACTCTTATCACCTTTTACAAGGTGTGTAACCAGTATGGTGTTGATGATACCCTGTATAAGTATAATGGGCAATATAACTACATTGAGTTTTATAACGGCTCACGTATTGACTTGCTGGATCTCCAATATAAACCAAGTGATCCTCTATATGAGCGTTACGGATCCACTGAGTACACTGGTGGATGGATCGAGGAGGGAGGTGAGGTAAACTTTGGAGCCTATGATACCCTAAAAACCCGTATTGGTAGACATTTGAACGCAGAGCTGGGGCTGAGGCGTAAGCTCTTTATCACTTGTAACCCTAAAAAGAACTGGATGTATGAGACATTCTACAAACCAGCTAAAAGGGGTGATCTTGCTGATTATATGTATTACCTGGCTTGTTTGGTTCAGGAAAACCCGTTTATAGATCCTGACTATATAGAGGGATTGAGAACCACAAAGGATAAGGTAAAAAAAGAGCGTTTGCTAAAAGGTAACTGGGAGTATGATGATAATCCAAATGCGCTTTGCTCTCACGATGCTATCACCGCTATTTTTGGCAATCTCCTGGCTCTTGTTACTGATACTTTCTACCTGACAGCAGATATAGCCCGTTTTGGCTCTGACTATGCCCGTATTGGTGTATGGAAAGGGTATAAGTTGGTAGATCTGAAATGTTTCCCTATCAGTAAAACTACAGAGATCCAAACGTGTATAACCCATTTCCAGAAGAAATACAGGATACCTAAATGGCGGTGTATAGCTGATGAGGATGGTGTAGGCGGTGGTGTAGTGGATAATTGCGATATACAAGGGTTTACTAATAACAGCAGGGCTTTCAATGATGAGAACTACCAGAACTTACAAACTCAGTGCGCCTATAAGCTGGCTGAGCACATTAACGCCTCTGAGTTGGGCGTGGATCCTGATCTGGTTAGCCCGGCTGATATGGAGCAGATCACTCTGGAACTGGAGCAGCTACAGACCTGGAAAGTTGATGATGAGGGTAAGTTAAAGATAAAGCCTAAGGAAGAAATAAAGCAGGATATAGGATGCTCTCCAGACTGGAGGGATATGTTCCTGATGAGGTGCTGGTTTGACTATAACGAGTATGATATACCCGATGATATAGAAAATAGATTGAGTGGTTTAATGAGCTAAAATTTAGAGATATGGGATTATTTAACGTAGTAACAAATGAGGTAAAAGCTGCTGTAGGCTATCAGCAGGATTTCGCCCAGCTTCTGGCTTCAAAGGATGTAACCAGGGCTATTAACTTTATGTACGATCATTCTATAGCTGCTACCCAGAATTTGCTGGAGTACAATGTAGAGAGTCACAAGATTATGAAACGCCAGGATAAGCCGATTTATGATAAAAAAGGCAATTTCCTGAGGTTTCAAAAACGCTGGAAAATTCCAATTCCCTACCAGGTGTTTATAAATGAGATCGCTTTGGTTTTCCTCTATGGCAGACCTGTAAAGTGGTTGCAAGAAACAGAGGGAACGGATGAGGCATTTGAGAACTACAGGAACTTTCTAAAAGAGATCCGCTTTGATGCACACGTAAGAGAGGCTAAACGTGCTGCTGGTGCTGAGGGTACAGCTGCTATTTTGTGGCATACATACAGAGGTGATGATGGCAAGCCTAAATGTTTGCTGAATGTTCTTTGCAAAAAGAATAAAGATGAGATTTTTACTATCAAAGATCAGTACAAGCGTTTGAAAGCGTTTGCCTGGGGGTATTCTCTTACTGAGGCAGGATCTAAAACCGTATATCACCTGGATATTTACACGTCTGATACTATTTATAGGTGTAAGCGTGCCAGTGTCGGATGGGAGGTGCTGGTTATGCAGAACCCTGTAGGAAAGATCCCAGTTATCTTATTTGAGCAGGAGCCTGAACATGATGGAGTACAGCCGATGATTGAACGTACTGAGTCTATGGAGTCCACGGATGCAGATGTTAATGATCGCTTTGCTAATCCCGCAATGGTTGCAACCGCTGAGATCCTGAATAGCTTACCTAAGTCGGAGGAAGATGCAAAGCTGTATATTCTGAAAAATGGTGGAGAGGTGAAATACTTAACCTGGGATGAAGCGTCTGAGAGCAAAAAGAATGAGTACGAGCGTCTGGATAAGCATATCCTTTCAAAATCTTTCACTCCTAATATTGATTTTGACAACATGAAAAGCCTGGGCAACCTATCGGCAAAGGCTATCAGGAAAGTAATGCTTTTGGCTATAATCAAAGCGGACAAACGTAAGGAAACGCACGATGGATACATGAACAGGGTCTCTAACCTTTCTCTGGCTATTCTGGGCAATGTAATGGACTACCCCAATAAGGCTAAGTATGAAGCTCTGAAAGTTGGGCATGAGTTCCAGGAGCCTTTTGGAGAGGATGTTTCTGAGTTGTTAGCCGATATATCCAAACAGTATAATGATGGTGCCCTGAGCCAGCAGACTTATGTAGAAATGAGTTACCTGGTGAAGAATGCAAAACTGGAAATGGAACGTATCAAGCAGGAACAGGCTGAGGCTATGGAGAAACAAATGGCACTTAATAAAATGGATGTTTTTGGGGAGGCTGAATAATGGAGGCAAAATTTAAAGTAGGTGATATTGTGCGTATCGTATCCAATGAGGTACAACCTGAATACGTGGGTAGAATAGGTAGGATCAGTAAAGTTTATCCAGCGTATAATGAAAAGGCAGGAGAGAGCTTTGTGTTCCGTGTAAATGTGGGTGGTAAATTGCTCAAAGGTGTAGCCAGCGATAATGATTTATCATTGATAACGGAGGGAGGCAATGATGGCAAAGTTTGAGAAGTTGGCAGGGACAAAGGGGCAATATTCTTTCTGGTGCCCAGGGTGCCAGTGTGCTCACCATGTTTGGACTAAAAACGAGGGATACCCTCACCCTGTTTGGGGATTTAATGGAGACACTGAAAAGCCAACCATTACACCCTCTATCAAAGTGGAATATCCTACAGAGGATCAGGTGGAGATCTGCCACTCTTTTATCAGGGATGGTAGGATAGAATACCTTTCAGACTGTACTCACAGCCTGGCAGGTAAGACTGTAGATATGTTGGATATAAACGAGGTGTGAGTATGGCAAAGAAAGGAACAGATCCAAAGCCTAAGACGTGCCGATGTGAGGACTGCATTCATAGTAGCAATCCTCACGATTTCATGGTGTTTTGTGAAGTGATCGGCTTTTGTCGGGCTATCGGGATCCGAGCCTATTGTGTTCACTATAAAGCTAAAAAGTAATGGCTAAGTACGTCAATTCTACAAAGCTCCAAAAGGAACTATTCAAGCGTACAGAGGGATATTCTTCCAGTGTGCGTAATGTTTATATAGAGGTTCTTTCACGGTTGATTAACCTGGTGAAAGGTACAGAGCTGGAGGATGGAAAACCTTTCTCCTTTTCTAATTATGGCTATGGTGATGAGGCTACAGCTATATTCAGGGAGCTATACAGCCGTGTGTACCAGGAGATCCGTGGTGATGTAGAAAAGGAATGGATGTTATCCAATGCCAATAATGACGAACTTGTAAAAAGTATATTCGGTGCCAAAGCTATAGAGGATAATCATTTTGCCCGCTTCTTCCAGCATAATAAGGAGGCTATGAATGCTTTCTTTTCCCGTAAGACTGGAGAGGAGGGGCTAAGCCTTTCTCAAAAGGTTTGGAAATACACAGGGCAATATAGGGATGAATTAGAAAACGCTTTGGATCTGGCTATAGGTGAGGGCACTCCTGCCAACAAACTTGCATCTAAGATCCAGAAGTATCTCCAGGAACCTGATAAGTTCTACAGACGTTTCAGGGTAAAGACTGGTGAGGGTGAAGATGGAAACCCTGTATATGGTAGGATCTGGAAACGTAGGGTTTACGATAAAGAGAGTGAGGGCTACAAGTGGGTGGATGATAACCCTAAAAAATATCATCCAGGCAGAGGAGTGTATAGATCCTCATACCGAAACGCCCAGCGTCTGGCACGTACTGAGACAAATATAGCCTATCGTACCGCTGATTATGAACGCTGGCAGCAGCTGGATTTTGTTGTAGGTATTGAGATCAAACTGAGTAATAATCACCCCACTGCTGATATATGCGATGATCTGAAAGGGATCTATCCTAAGACGTTCCAGTGGAAAGGCTGGCACCCTAACTGTAGGTGTTATATGGTGCCTGTCTTGGCTACAGAGAAAGAAATGGACGAAATGATAGATAAGATACTATCTGAGGATGTGGTGGATCCTATGGAAAGCTCTGAGGCAGTACAGGAGTATCCCCAGGAATTTCAGACCTGGGTAAAGGATAATGAGGAGCGTATGGAGGCAGCTAAAGCGAAAGGTACACTCCCATACTTCATAAAGGATAATAAAACAGCTGTAGAGGATATTCTAAACCCTCTCACGCCCGAACAAAAGCACCATAAGGAATTAGTATCAAAATATGGTGAGGAGAGCGTACAGCAGCTATATAACGCTTTCGATTCTTTCAAAGAAAAGATCTCTACTGGTGATTTGGCTTTTCAGATTAAAAAGCTCACTTTTGAAAAGAACTGGGTAGCTGAAAAGAATAAGTTTCCAACCTCTCCAGAAATGGTAAAGCTGCTGGAGAAAGAGCTGATTTCTGTTCAGGGTAAATATGACTTGCAGCAGGTGGTAGAAGCAGCCCAGCCTATTCTGGGGTATAAGAGTAAGAGCAAACCGCTAAACTCTATCCTGGAACAGCTAAACAATGCTATAGCGAATGGATCCACTAAGGAGATCCAGGAACTTACTGCCCAGGCTACAACAAAGATACATGATATTGAAAAGGCACGCCTGGCGAAACTGGCTAAAACTGCTGGTGGGGATGGCTCTACTCTGGATCTATACGCTACTGCTGAGGAGAAACTGGAAATAGCACGCTTGCAGGATCTCTATGATAAGGCTATGGCTCAATATGGTAGCCAGTGGAATTATAACGTAAATGCACGTTACAAGGAGCTGGCTGAGTATAAAAAAGAGCTTTCCCTAAAGTATGTATCTAAGCAGGGGAAACTGGTAAAACTGAATGGAGAAACTGAGGATCTGGCAAAGAAAGCCCTGGAGGAATATGTAAACGCTCCTACGAATAACAGTGCCAGCAGCTCAGTGGGTGGACGCTGGCAGTTACAAAGCAGCGAGGGGTATAAGATCACTGAATATTCAAAACTAACAGGGATCTCAGAGGATGAGCTGGGGTTAATCAATCGTTACACATACGGATCCAAATGGTGTAATAATTATGGCTATGGTATTGTGGATTCATATTTTGGAAAGGTTCAGGATTATGGTGGGCTATGTCAGAAATACTATCCAGCTCATAACGCTGCCCTGGAGAAAATGCCACGGTATAATGGTACAGTGTTCTCTGGTATCAGCTTTGACACTATGACACTGAATAAGTATGTATCTGAAATGAAAGACTGCCTGGCTACTGGTAAGCCATTTGTAAACAAAGCGTTTATGTCGAGCACCACCGATATAACTACAACCTCTATCTTTGGTGACAATGTTATGCTGGTTATAAAAAGTAAGAAAGGCGTGGACGTGAAAGCGATCTCCCACTATGCAAGTGAGGATGAAATAGTTTTTCGGGCTGGATCCAATTTTAAGGTTTTGAGTGCGTACCAGGAAACCACCCAAAAATACGGCTTTGGCAAAGGCTGGGTTATTGAACTGGAGGAAATATAAAAGGGTGCCCGGCTATGAGCACCCTTTGAATAGCTACTTAAATGGTAGCGTTCCTTTTCCTATCAGGGAATGGATGAACATCCTACCCGCCTCAGTCCATACTGTACCAAAGTTTGTTCGTTCACGTGCCGATGAGCCACGATAAGGGTAACTTTTCACTGTAAGATAGCCTTTCCCTACATAAGTATCTGTAGCCGTCCAAATGCCTCCTTTCTTCTCTATTACACCATGAGATTTAAGCGTAAAGTTCAAATGTTGTGCACTCAGACCAAGCTCTTTGGCTATTTGGGTAGTAGTATAGGTTGTGGCACTATTCAGTATATTATCAGCGTACTCCACTTTGGGAGCTTGTACCTCCAGTAGTTCTACCTGCTCATGTTGGAGCCTGACTAACCGCCTGTGTTCGGATTGGTACACGTGGTTTTGCTCCTCCAGTAACTTATTCTTTTTGCGTTCCTCTTTGAGAGCCGTGAGAATCTTTATAGCATTATCAGGATCAGCCAGGATGTTATCAATGGTCTGTGAGGTTGCAGTCATTCCATACTTTATAAGCTCCTTTATCCTATCATTGCACCAGATGGCAATTTGAGGACTGAGCCAGCGGGAAAACTCCAGGGCTACATCTTCGTGAAACCAAGTACCAGGATTGGCACCACCTTTGGTAACTTGCACTAAATCAGTCAAAGGCAGATTTCTGCCTTTGGATAGAACATCAAGAAATTCTTTTGTAGAATTAAGAGCCAACCAGTTCTTTGCTCTTTTGCTATCGCCAAATGGCTTTGCCATTTCCGTGGCATTTACCATAATACAATTACCTCCTTTAAAGGAGATTTGTTTGCCTTGATAAGTAAATACGCTCAAATTGTTTTGAATAGCTTCCATATTAATTCATTTTAAATTTGTCCTTAATAAAAGATTGTCCATTATCACTAACCATTATCCATTCTGGAATACTTCCCATACTGCGAAGCATCATCTCTCTTAAATCGGGTTCCTGTGATAACATATCCTCACGGCTTAAATACCCGTTCGCTTTTGCTAATTCGTCATTGAAACGAATTTCTATCAAACCATTATCCCACACTCTAAACTGTTGCGTAGTGTTTTGGTATTGATACTCCTTAATAAAAAAATGATTGTTTTTTGATGTTTCCATAATAAAAAAAGAGGGGTTCAAATCTTTGTATTCCCTATTGTGGCTGTTTGGAATACGCCGATAAGAACCCTCTAAAATATCTTTTCTGCTAACAGCCACGAAAGCAAATTGATTTCACACCACAAATATAGGGTATATATCCTGAATATTTTGTAAATATTGGATATATTTATGGGGATAATGCAATTTTCTTGGATATATTCATAACATACCCTCCTTTCTCATATAGGAAACGACTCTGAGACTTCCAATCCTGGCGGCTTTCTTCATTATCAGTTGAAACTCCTCCAGCGTGATAGTATGCTGGATTGTTTGGCTCGTGGGGTGAGCTACACCTGTTTGGATGCTACTGTTATTTACAGACGAAGTTAAAATGTGATTATCCATTGAAGTACATTTATGGATGATAGGCAGTAAAAAAAGAACGGTACCGCCTTTCCCGTTGTACTTCACCTTGGTAGGCAGTGGGCGCATTAACGCTCCAACACGGGGGTACGATACCGTAAGTATATAGTCTTACGACAATTCAGGACATAAAAAATGCCCACACAAAACGGTGAGCCATCTCACCTACCAAAATGAAGTACACGACAAATGTAGTAGTTCACTTTGGCTTTTGCAAACATTTCTATGATAATTCACTCCGCAAAGATACAAAATGTGTATCATATACACATTTATTCTATCAGCTTATTAACCTTTATCAGTCTATCATTGTATTCTGGATAATTTCCAAATACCTCTAAGGCTCTTTCGATAACACGTATCTCGTTTTCGTAGTCTTTTTGCTTATGATATAGAATCATTAGCCTTTTGTATGAGTGATGGGCTGGATAACCATCTGTTATATTTTCTTCATACACTCTGATCGCTGATTTTATTTTTCCTGCTTTTTCAAAGGTTATTCCTTTGTTGTTTCGTTTGGCACATTGAGATAGTTTCTTTTCCTGTTCCTTATATTCATTGTATTTCACGGTAGTCAGTTGATAATCATACGGTGATGTTTCAATGAATTTCTTTCCGTCCAGAATCGCAGATAATGTAAGATCACGGATAATATTATCTACTATTCCTAACTTTTTGGCTTCTTTAAGTGGGATGTTCATAAACTATTATTGTGCCTTTTTGAAAACACTGTATGTCTTAGAAATGGTTTCTGTAGCTTTTTTGTCAATTTCAAAATCAAAAGATCCATCTAAGGTTACAATTCTTAAATCGGTGAATATTTTATCTTTAAGATCTGAGCAGTTACCAACAGCGTAGATATTTACTCCATATAATGCAGACCCCCACGTTCCTACAGTTCCCTCTCCCTCTCCTGCTAATGTGAATGATGTATTCTTAAATTTGTATGTATTCCCATCTTTATCCAGAAGAATGATTTCAGCATCCTTATCAATAGCTATAACCTCCTTGCTGCACCACTTCAATCTTAAATACTCCCTATCTCCCACTTTTCTAAAAGCTATCCATATATTTTTCATGTATTTAACGAGGCGAGAATCAAAGGATTTATCTTTAACAATTTTCTCAAAAGTCGTTTCTATAACTTTTTCCTTTGTGAATTTGTCTATTTCATTCACCTTTATTTTCTGAGCAAAAGCTGTAGAATTTCCTGTTATCAAAGCTACCAGGCAAAGCATTAAGAAAGTTCTCATAAGCGTGTATTTTACAGGTTAATACTAAGTACCAGCCACTGTATATACACGCAAAAGCGTGGGATTACTCCGAGGATTAAGAGGTACGACCAAGCACCCACAGCCCATACAAGAGTAATGCCCACGCAAAGCGCAGGCATTAGCAAATTGTCTGAGGGCTGTTTTTGAAATTTGGTCGTTTTCTTAATCCCTACAACAATAGCCAATGCTATTTAGTTATAATTAAATTCTACTGCAAATATAGTACTTTCTTTGTTATAAAAATAGTCCGTTTATGCTATTTGTTTTATGATGAGGCGTGAATATAATAAGAAAGGGAGGCTGTTACACCTCCCTTTTTCCCGTTTCAAATGATTTCTCCCAGTTTGTTTTATCTCCCTCTGGATTGGGTGATTTACCTGGTAAATGATCATGTATGAGTCCATCTTTCCAGGATCGGTAAGCCTCCGATAGAGAGACTGTAGTATTGCTGGCATTCAGGTAGTCAAAATGAAAATCTCTTTCATACTGCCAGAAAGTTGCTGCCAGCGGTCGCTCTTTGTCGTACAAATAGGGGTTAAAATCCTCACCTTTGTACCATCGGTAATTTGAATAATCCTCTGTAATTCCAGAGAAAAATCCGTCTTTGTTCCAGTTATTATTTGCCATATTATCGCTATTTACATCTTGCATATATTGTCTTTTTGTAATAATCAGGTATTGAGTTTATAAATTGCCTGAGTATAAGAAACATATCATCAGGCAGTCTTTCTATAGCAGATGTGGTAATATTTTCATTTATCGGATAATATGATTCTGCTATGGATCCAGCTATAGCACCGATAGTATCACTATCTCCACCTATGGATATAGCCAGCCTGATCGTTTCCTCAAAATCCTTTGCCTCCAGGAAACAACTGATAGCCTGGGGAACAGTTCCCTGGCAAGTCTCATTAAAAGTATTTGTTTCCCTGATATGATCCACTGGTGGGATCTCATAACCAAACGAATTTTTGACACAACGCTTTACAGCATCCTTATCTATTTTTCCTGTCCTGAGGTGGTATATCAGATCTGCAACACACTGGGCACCTTTTATGCCCTCTGGATGATTGTGGCTTACTGCTGCTGATAGCTCAGCCTGCTCTAAAACTTCCTGGTAGCTATCAAATGCCCATCCTATAGGGCTAACTCTCATGGCTGAACCATTACCGAAACTGTTATAAGGTTGCGGATCTGCTGAGTGGATCCAGTTGGCAAAAGATCCTCCATAAGCTCCTTTAGGGTTTGGGTACTTTCGGCACCATTCCAGGAGGCTATCTTTGTAGCTTTTCCCGTTTAGGATCGCATCCGCTATAGCCACGGTACAAATAGTATCATCCGTGTACGTACTCTCATCTGTAAACAGCTCAAAATTCATGCTGTTTGTATTATTGAACTCAAAGCGGGATCCTACTATATCCCCTATTATTGCACCTAACATATTACTCTCCTTTCTTTAAATTGTTTCCACCTCTGTATGTTGCTTTTCTCCTGAGGACTCCAGAACGAATAATGCAGAGGCGGTTTTCATAATCCGCTTTCTCCAGATCCACATTCCAGAGGCTTTCTTTTTTGATACCGATTAGATCCTCTGAAAGATCTTCATAGATAGCTGCCTTTGAGCCAAAATAATAGTGCCTTTTACCTTTATGTGGCTCTTTCAACTCCACATGAATAACTTTTTGTTCCTTCATATTGTTACCTCCAATTCTTTGCCTGTTAATGCAAAATATAGGTTTTGAAATTGATGGAGTGATTTTAGTTCTAAACTCACTCCATATCCACCTAACCACAATCTGCCATCACTCCATCTATTTACTATAAAAGTATCTCTTTTATATGCCATTCCCACCTTTTCAAAGCCACATTTCAAAATAAGATCCTCTGTTAAAGGAATAGGCTTAAGTAACTCCTCACCCTTCCATCCTTCGCATTGCCTACACCCACCCAAAATTACTTTCAATCCCATGCCATCAATGGCATAAATGGGATAGAAAGCAGCATCGTTAGAGGTTTTGATCTTTACCAGGTTTCCTATTCTTAATTCTGATATTTCCATGATTCTATCTGTCTTTAATTGGTACACCAAGTAAAACGAATTGGGTGCATTCTCCCACCAGATAATCAATAGCCAGAGCTGCTATAGCTCTACCCTGAACTGTTTTAAGTTCCTCCAGCCCAGCCTTAGTTATATCAGTCTGTTTTCCTTTCAGGATCTCTATAGACTTCAAATAACCCTCTTTAACTGGAGCATTAACAAAGCGGTTTACCCTTTTGTCGGATAACCTCTCCTCGATCTTTGAGATCGTTTCTTTAATCTCTTTTTCTGTTCTCATATTTACAAATATAGTTTGTTTTATTAAGTATAACAAATAATTACTCATCTTTAACAACTATCACTAATCTACTTCCATCTGGCATACGAAAAGCCTTATTAAATAGCTTTTGGCATCTTCTGTAGATAGTCCTGGTATCATGGCTATAGACTGATCCGCTGTGATCCGAAACATAAATATCATGGTTTACCTCCTTTCTTTATTAGTATCATCAATTAGTATCAAGTAGGTTGGCGGCTGTTGCCAACACGTACCATAAGGATGCGTCATAGGTGGAATAATATTATCTTTATTCATTATTGTTCTTTTTGTGGGTTATTCGGAAATTCCGAACAACCACTTTTTGTTATTATTAATTTTATGTGCACTCTCGAAATCATTTTCTCTTCTTCTTTCAACTTATGATAATGGTTTATAGCATCTTCTTTGGTATTGAATGCGCCAACACACGAATAATGCCAAGATCCTGTCGGATTTTTGAGGATATATAAGTTATATAGACCTAATACCGTTTTCGACAAATAGTAAGGATCTCGTATCATAATGTTCATTCCTTTCTTTCTTGATTTACTCTAATTGATTATTGCTTTTTCTACTAATTCTTCCGAATATTTCTCAATTCTATTTTGAGATAATTTTCTAAATTCAGGGAAATTTGCACGCATCCAGTTTCTTATCTGCATACCTTCTCTCAATCCTACAGGGTGAGCCGGAATGTGTTTTCTATTGAAATTTAACCTTAGGACGGGAAAAACACTTCCTTTCAAACCCTTCATGTGTCGGAAGTACCTTAGGTTTTCTTCCCCAAGGTACTTTCTTAGTGCATCAATGTGTTGTTGAGTAATCATAACTTCAAGCCATCAGCCGTAGGCTCAATTACTGTACCAGTCGCCGGGTCTTTACTTGATGGGTAAGGATTATCAGTACCCAATCGTTTCAAATCCATGCCAAGCCACATTACCGCCTCCTGCAATTTAGTAATGCACAAGCTGCGCTCTCTACTTGCAGGAAGGTCTTTCACTTCTTGAATTTTAGCATCAATTTCCCGACGCAATCTTTTGTTTTCTACAACTTCTTGTTCAAATATCATAATGTATAAGGATTTTACAAAGCCCGTCCAAGGCTATTTAATTCATTTTTTACTTATTTTGAGGGTTGTTGTTTATCCGTTTTTTCATTTATTTCGATAGATATGTTTGCAATATCATCTTTAAACTTAATCCCATTAACGAGGCTACTTGCGATAAATGCACACAAATCCTCTTTCTTTTCGTAAACACGAACTCCGCAAATATCACTTCTCAGTATGTGACCGTTTACAGCTTTTTCTATTTTGAAATTTACTTTACTCATAATTCAAATTTTATCAGTTATTAGTAATCAGTTCTTACTATTTTCCCACTCTCCAATATCAAGTATAAACGACACTTATAAGTGATAGTACTTGCCCATTGATGAGCATATTTCAAATACTGATGTAGTTTATACCTTCCGGGACTTTTCATCATTTTATTTCTTATTCTTTTCTTCATTTCTCTATTTTTATACTACTTGTTTTCTTTCTCGTATATATCTCGGTGGCAATATCTGTTGTTCTGGTAGTAGTAGCATACTTTGGCTTCTCCGTCAAAGATGGGGCAGCGTTTCAAACCTACTTGCACTTTCTTTCTGTTAATGATCTCATCATGCAAGTCTCTGGTGCAATTACCATTGGCACTACAGCAGATACAATTTTCACAATCCCTCATGCTTCCCCGCTTTTCGTTTGTTTAGAAATAAGCCGTATCACCTCCAGCGTGTCCGCACGTACAATAGCGATACGTTTGTAATATTTCTCACAAGCTACTTTGAAACCGCCACACCAGGCAGTATCTTTTGCATAAGCCTGAATAATCTCCTGCTCAGCCTTAAATAGATCATCTACTGGATAACTTCCACCGATACGGATATTATCCTCTGTATCGTGTTGCATTACTCTGATATAAATAAGATCAGAGCATTTATCCATCATTTCTACATCATAAGCCATTTTGAAATATCCACCATGATATTCATGTATGTGTGTAAACCCGTTACGAATGGCATACTGTTTCGCAATATCCAATTTGCGAAACTCTATATCTCTTTCCTCAAAGCCAGTATTCCCGTTTACTACTTGAAATGTTATTTTCGTTTCCATGTTATTTATTATTAGAATGTTACAAATTATTCATCCCATTGCATCTATTCCCTAATTGGTTTAGTTTAAAAATCAGCTTTCAATTTTAATAGCCTAAGCACTTCTTTTAATTCGCTATCAGTATAGCGTTCTGCTATCTCACGTGATACTCCGTTAGTGTTCATTGCTAACTGGATAGCTCTTTCTTTGCTTACTTTAATAACTTTTCGTTTCATAACTACGTCGTATTGTGGAGAGCTTTCGCCCTCCTGGTTGTTTACTTAGTGAATATGGTTGCTACTTTATACAGGTATCCAGCTTTGATAAAACGTGCTCCGTCACCTTTTCCTATCAGGTTCATATTGCCATGATATAAAGGACGGTGGTAATCGGTGGGGGACTCTGGTTTGTAGTAAACAGAAGCTGCTACATATACTCTGTTACTCTTGCGGGTATCTATCACTGTATCACCCTCTTTTACTGTGTACTGAAAACCGTTTTTCAGTTTTTTTACTTCTAAAGTCAAATTATCCATCCAATCTTAAAATTTAGTGTTACATTTATGGGAGGGATCACCTCCCAGATAATTATTTAATGTTATCGTAGATATATTTCTTATCAATATCCCACAAAGGCAAATTCTGGGAGATTTTACGCTTAATCACTTTATCGTGTCCTACCATACAGATAGCCTTTTCAAGCAGTTTAATATCTCCAAATTCTTGTGCTCTATCCAGAAGAAAATCTACTATCTCATTCCTCTCATCTCTGAGATCTGCCAATTTGCTTTTTAATTTCTCATTTTGGCGGTAGAAAAGTTTAAGAATTTCACTATCAGAGTGCTTTTTATAATCCTTGCAGAACTGATCTTTATCCATATTTCCAGCCTCCAGGTACATATCTTCTACCTGCTTGTACTGCTCATCTGTGAGTTCAATGCCAGTGCGTTGTATAAATTCAATCTTTTGCATAATCAAAATCTATTAGTGTTGCATTACTATTTTTGTACTTTGTATATTTCAACTCCAGGCACAACTTTCTCTACTCTGTTACGCATGAAGTCGGTAATAATATCTTCGTGGCTCCACTCTTTGGAATAAGACATTGTATCCTGGTAGCCATCACAGGTTACGATTCCATTGCTGGTTATAGACAAACTAAAATAGATAGCCATTTCAGCTAAATTGTAGCACTTAAAATGCTTGTTTCCTTTTATTAGAATATAATTCACATCCATATCTCATATATTTTAAACGTTATCAATATTATCACGTTGCAAATATAGGATATATATCCAGAATAACAAAGTGTTTGGATATATTTCTGGATATATTTTTTAATTATCTGTAAAATAAGGCAGTTTGCTGAGTGCGTTCTGGTGCTTTTTGTGGTGAAAATGGCTTTTTATAGCAAAAATATATCCACTTCGATTTGGATATATTTCACTGCAAAACTGGATATATTTCTGCTAAGTGGAGAAAATCTTCTATTTCTTTTAAAAATATTTTTCAGTGTGTAGCTGATACGCATTTATTTGTTGTACGTGTTATAACAAATAAAACGCCTCAAATTATTCACCTGGTGCATATAAAATACTGATAATCTGTAGATTTTCGCAAATAAAAAAGTGTGTAGCTGATACACACTTATGGAAAATAATTTCTATTTTTGCGCATAAACCAAAAATTATAGGCAATGAATAAAAAGCTCTTTGTAAAGGTGAAAGACTTGTGTAAAGACACAGGTCTATCAGAGAAGTACCTTACTACGATAACCGAAAAAATGGGTGGCAGTATTGAGGATGATTCTACTGATGATGAGGCAATAGGTAACATGGCAAATCAGATAGCGGACATTGCGAAAGAAACGCAGGGAGAGGCTACCAGATGGGCTAATAAGAAAGATCCTAAAAACCCTAAGGATCCAGCTGATCCAAAAGATCCAGCAGATCCTAAAAACCCGAAAGATCCAGATGATAGCTCCGAAGCCAGAATAAAAGCATTGGAGGATGAGATCAACGGAATTAAGGGAAACAGGGCAAAAGAGGAGCGTTTGGCTGCTATTCAGACAGCCCAGGCTAAACACAAAATTCCCGAATGGAGAATGAAAGGTTTAGTAGTTCCAGAGGATCAGGATCCAGATGAGTACCTGGCAGGTATCAAACAGGATCTCATTACTCAAAACCTTATGCCAGCCGATGCGGAGGGAGCCAAAGCAGCAAATGATAAAGCTACTGACGAGTTAGCGGATTCATTGCTGGAGTCAATCACAGTTAAATAATTAAAGGACAATGAAAACGAAAAAATTTCATTTTGGAGGGGAGAAACCTATTTTCACAGGTTCCCCGTCTATCGTACCTGGCGGTTTTAATCTCGATGTGGAGGCTCAAAACTTCATTATCGGATCTGAAATTTCACCTGGTACATTGGCTCTTTTCAATGAGCAAACCAGAAAGGTGAAAATCATTAAGACAGCCAAAGTCAAAAAGGTAGAGAGTGACAATAAAACTATTTACCTGGTAGCCAATGATACAGTAGTACCGTGTTTTGCTCCTGGTGATAGTGTACTGAAAACAGTTACTGGAACTTTCGCAGCAGCTCCTACCATTTCAAAAGTGGAACGGAAGAATAACGGTGATTACATTGTAACTCTATCAGCTGCTATCTCTGGGCTGGCTACTGGTGACACTATCCAGCAGGTAGTAAAGGACGGATCTAACAATGCTGCCCTGATCGGTGATGCTAACTGTATCACGTTTGACCGTATCGAAGTTAAGGAGGATGAAACTCCTGTTGATGTGTGTGCTGATACAATGCAATACGCAATGTATGAAAGACGGGTGAACCCGATCCCAGCCTCTCAGAAAGATGCTACTGGCAGCTATCTGAAAGCGAACCCACATATCAGACTTTCACAATCATTCTAAAAAAGGAGGTTTGAATTATGAGATCAATTTATTCAACGTTTACAGGCTTACATAACGTAGAGGGTAAGCCTTTGGATTTCCTGGCAGCATGGAAAAAGACATTCGATAAAGCCAGCGAGAGAGAGGTTATCTTATTCCAAAAGATGTACTCTGATGAGTACCTGGAATATGAGGCTCCCCAGTTGTCTTTAACTGCTGAGGGGCTTATGGGAAAATATCATTTCCGAGTGATGGCTACAGTATTGGCTAACGAGTCCCCGACTCCGTTACGTAGATCTGATGGCTTTGATCTTTGGACTAAGGAAATTCCCCGTGTCGGTCATAAGTTCTTTATGAAAGTCTCTACCTATCGTAAGCTGTTGGAGGTTTATAAGTCTCCGTATCTGAAAGAACCTCAAAAGGTGAAACAGATTGAAAAGACTTTGAAAAACGATATGCAGAACTCTTACCTGGGTTGTAAGGATTACGTGGACTATGTTCTGCTTACTGCACTTTCTAACTGGGGTGTTTGCCGTTTCAAGCCAGAGCTTAATAACCCTGGTGGACGTGAGTTTGAGGTGGATTACATGATGGAGGATGCTAACAAATTGGTATCTGCTCTATTGTGGAGCAAAGCTAACTCTAAAGCTGGCAAACTGGATATTACGCTGCTTTTAACTCAGATCGTTACTCTGTTCAAGGCTAAGGGTATCACATTTAAAGAAATGATGATGGCACCTGAACTTATTTCATTCATGCGAATGGATGAGGGGATCCGTACAGCCATTTTCGGTAATGATAAAAAGGCTAAGATTGCTAAGCTCACTGAGCTTAACGAATATTTGTCTGAGAATGAGTTACCGCCAGTAAAAGAAATCAAACGTTTGGTTGCTATTGAAAAGGATGGTGAGGCAGAGCCTAACGATCCCTGGAACCATAACATGATCGTGTTTATCCCCGAAAGTGAAAACGGTAAGCTGGGTGTAGTTCAGCCCTCTATTGAGGATAGCGAACTGATGGAAGAGGAAAACGTGGACTATATGGATGCAGGAAATGGTATCCGTATCTCTAAGTGGCGCACTGGTGACTCTACAGGACAGCAGACTGGAGAATATACCCAGGGTGCTGCTCGTTTGTTGCCGATCATTACGGAGATCAATGCTGTAGTAGCATTGCAAGTTCGTGGCTTTGAAGAAAAAGCCTCTCTGGTAGCTAATGCAGATGATAAGATGTTTAACGCTCTTGCTGTATATGAGGCAGCTGGTGAAGTTTTGGAGGGCTAATCTATGATGGAATTAAAAGCATTGAAATCTTTTCGGGATAAAACTAATCCCGAAAAGACTTACAAAGTAGGTGAGACTCTTGGCACTGATGATCTGGATCGGGTTAATGATCTTGTTTCCCGTGGTATTTGTGTTATTGTATCCGTTGGCGAAAAGAAGCAATCAGCTAATGCTGATGGATCGGATATGATAAAGCTGTTTGAAAAGGAGTTTGAAGTAGAAGCGGTAAAAACTGCTTTGGCTGCTATCGGTGTGTCTGTAGCTAAAAACGCAGGTGTAACTGGTGTTACTAAAAAGCTATCAGAACTGACTGAGGAGCAAACTAAGGCTCTTTCTGAAAATCTTTGTAAGGAGTAACGAGTATGGATGCTTTGACAAAATACGAGGCTTTACTGGGTGAATTGGAACCATATACACCCAGTGCCCTAACTCTGAAAAAAGCCCTGGCTGATTCTGGAGTAACCGATCTTGATAAAGAGTATGTAGCTGAGAGCGATAAACGTTCTATTGCCCTGGCTGCTATAAGTGTACTTAAAAAAATGATCGTTTTAACCAGTGATAGCCTGGGTAAATCCTCTCAGGGATATAGTGTAGAGGGATTGGAGCAGAGGATTAAAGATTTGTGTATTGAGAACGGGTTAGATCTCTCTGATTTTGTCGAAGTATCCTCTATTACGGACGGATCTAATCAGTGGTAGCTATGGGTAGGAACAACGGTACATTCAAATACAAGTTAAGCCAGGACGCTCAGCAGGATCCTGATACTGGGTTTTACTCCCAGGGCGGGGGAGCTGGTGACTGGCTACCTGGATGTGAGTGCCAGATAGAAAAGCAGATACCAGCAAAGCAAAAAATCGGAGCAGATGGGCAGATGCACGCTTACAACTATGATGTGTTTATTCCAAAGCATTTCAATGGTAAGCTGGAGCTGACTGCACAAATGCAGATTTTGGGTGAAGATGGTACCAGTGATGAGTTTACTATCCAGGGTGTTGATAATCTTAACAGAAAGTATATAGAAGTATGGGGATAGAATATACTGGTAAAGGTGCTGTAGCAGCGAGTGTTCAGGCGTTCCAGAAACGACTGGAGGCAGCTACGATCTATCTGCTGAAATACCTGGGTGAAAGCCTGGTTAAGTATGCAAAGGACCAGCATAACTACACCGATCAATCAGGTAATCTAACCAACTCTATAGGTTATGTGGTTGTGCAAAATGGCACTCCTGTTTTCTATGGTGAATTAAACCAGCCTGGAGAGGGAGCTGAGGCGGGTTTGAAACTGGCTATGAAGATAGCCTCTCAAACTCCAAACTCTTTCTCACTCATCATAGTAGCAGGGATGAACTACGCAGCCTATGTAGAGGCTAAAGGATACAATGTAATACTGCCTGCTGAGTTAAAGGCAAAAGCTGATTTTCCTGCTGCCATGAATAAGCTGGTAGAGAAAGCCAGATCAAAAGCAATCGAATTATACGGTAATGTAGCATGATAACAACTGAGGAAATAGCAGTAAGGGTATATCAATTACTCCAGAAAAGCCAGGTAAAGAATTTGATAACTGGTACTATTGACTATGAGAGATCCGACTATTCAAAGGAGGATGTTATTATAGTTCCCCACTCTATCACGGGTGAGGACTCAATTCGTTTCGGGCAGATAAACGTAAATATTCACGTTCCAGATCTGGTTAAGAAAACAGGAAAGAACCCCGTATATAAAACCAATTTTCCACGGCTGATAGAGATACGGGCAAAGGTTATTGAAGTTCTGAAAAACCATTATGAGGTAGGGAAAGGGTATAACTGGACTATAGGGATGCTGAACCCTCCGATAAAGGAACCAGAACAGAATGAGCACTTTGTTTCGTTGGCTCTGGAGCTGACGGTAAGAAATAAAAAAGTTTAATCATAAAATTTACGATTATGCCAGTATTAGCAACAATGGGTTTAAAAAAGATCTGGATCACTCCCTCTACTGGTAGTGATGCTATGCCTGCCAATGGTGCAGCATGGACGGATCTGGGAGACGTTTACAAGGATACTTGTACAATGAAAGATGCGGATGGTACTGAAACCACGCATGAGTCTGAAACATCCAGCAAAAAAATTATTCAGTTTGAACCAGGGGAAACGACTGTAGAGCTTACCCTAATGGATCCAGACCTGGAAAAGCTGGTTAAGTATTTCGGTGGTTCTCTCACGGGAACGAACGGACAAAGAAAGTGGATCCGTCCACGAAAGTTACCCTACATGGAATGGGCTGTATGGCAGCAACCTGAGGAGGGGCTTTTGGTTGGATGTCCGAATGCCCGTATTATTCCGAAATTTGAGATCACGTACTCAGCAAAAGGTATCTGTTTAGTTCCTATGACTATCAAGTATCAGGCTGAGACTCATGTAAGCGAGGAAAACGTGGATCCCTCTAAGGCTTCTTAAAGATCCCTTTTAACAAATGGGAAAGCCTCCTGCCTCCCAGCTGGAGGCTTCCTTTTTAATATAGCATTATGGAAGATAACGAAGAAAGAGAACTAACCAGAGAGGAACGCCTGGATATTGAGGAACAGGCTATTCAGGCTCTGCTACAGCATGGGGTGAAATTCTCTGTACCTCTAAAGATAGAGCCTGTAAAACCTCCTAAATGGCTCCTATTGTGGAATAAGTATTTTCCCAGTAAGGCTAAGGTGTGGAGAGACAAACGGATACCTAAAGATTGGAATGTGGAAGTAATGGAAATAGCGGATATTAACCTGGGTAGAACCAGAGACGTGTATATGCGTAATTTCCATATAAAGCCTCTTTATCTGGGTACCATTGATGCGCTGAGGAGGCTGTACCTGGAAATAGAGTACAATGAGGATGCGATACAAGAGCAGCCAGGATCTGAAAGCAAGAAACTATTTAAGTACACCTCACTTATGGCTGAAATAGCAGCTGTAGCAGCGATAAATAGCGGTGTTATAGCGGATCCCTTGGATAAACAGACAAAGAAGTTAAAGCGGTTTTTCATTGAACACCTGACAGTATCCAGACTGCAAAAGCTGGCTGGAGTTGTAAATCAAATGATGAACCCAGCGGGTTTTACCGCCTCTATTCGATTGATACAGGAAGTGGGAACAACCAAACCCAGGGCGGATCGGATAGAGTAATAGGGCTAAATAGTCCGTGGGGTAATCGTGGGGCTATACTGAAAGAATTTGGTTGGACTTATGATTATTTGCTCTGGGGTATTTCCTGGCAAAATGTACAGATAATGTTAGCGGATGCAGCCAGGATCAAAGAAGTTACTGAAACTGAAAATGCAGAGGGATCCACTGTAGAGGTTGAACACAGAGAGCTTAAAACGAAAGAAGATATTAAGAACTACCTTAAAGGAATGATGTAATGAGCGAAAATATAGATGGTGCTTTGGCGTTTAAAGCTACCCTGGATATTAACGATTTTAATGTATCCTCTGAGGCTATGGAACGGAGAATAATTTCCGTTTCGGATACAGCTGTACAAGAGTCGGCACGAATGGAGCAATCCATTCTAAACTTTGCCCAGAATGGAGCACGCTATATCGTTTCTTACCTGGTTGGTAATGGAATGATGAGCCTGGTTAATAGTATCGTGCAAACACGTGGGCAGTTCCAGCAACTGGAAATAGCATTTGGTACAATGCTGGGCAATGAGCAAAAGGCAAAGGCTCTAATGGATCAGATGGTGGATACCGCAGCTAAAACTCCTTTTGACTTGATGGGAGTGGCTGGAGGAGCCAAACAGCTTTTAGCGTATGGTACAGCAGCTGATAAAGTAAATGATACGCTGGTACGGCTGGGAAACATTGCCTCTGGCTTATCTATTCCTCTCCAGGATATTGTATATCTGTATGGTACGACAATGGTACAGGGGAGGCTCTATGCTCAGGACGTAAGACAGTTTACAGGGCGTGGTATTCCTTTGGTTAAGGAATTAGCTGCCATGTATGGCAAAACAGCAGAGGAAATCAATACTATGGTTTCTGAGGGTAAGATCGGTTTCCCTGAGGTAGAAAAGGTTTTGAATAAGCTAACTAATGCTGGTGGGCAGTTCTATAACCTGATGGAAAAGCAATCATCATCATTAACTGGTATGATCGCAAACCTGGGTGATGCCTGGGATACCGCTTTAAATAAACTTGGTGAAGATAACCAGGATGTGTTTGCCTCAGGTATTAGTGGAGCTACCTATCTGGTTGAAAATTTTGATGAGATCCTGAGGATCGTAAAAGCTATCACTATCGCTTATGGTAGCTATAAAGCTGCTATAGTCCTGAACACTTTGGCTACTAAAGGATACACTGGTGTAGCCTTGCTGGATAATACCGTGAGACAGGCTAAAATGGCTTTAATGAAAGCCGATGAAGCATTAACAGGGAAAACTGCTGCTGCTACCAATGCTATGACAGCTGCCCAGGAAGCTCATACAGCATCTTTGCAAAAACAGCTTACTGTTGAGGAGCAGGCAAACCTGGTGAAGCGTTTGAGGATCGCTACTATTCAGCAGCTACTTACAGCTCAGCAGCAGGAATATCTTTCTAATCTTGGTGTTACTGCCAGTTCCCAGAACTATGAGGCTGTAGCTACAGGTGTTCTATCACTGGAGCAAAGGCAGGCTCTTAGTAAAACGGATCTTTCCTCTAAGAGTGCTATTTATCGGGCTGCTCTGGAGAGGGAGGTGGCGATTAAGATTCAAAGCAGAGCTGTTACCCTGGATACTATGCGTGCCGATGTAAAAGCTGCTGCTGCCAGGGTTGAATCCGCTAAACAGTCTGCTGTTGTTTCTATGCAGGCTGTAGAGTCTGCCAGATATGAACTCTACTGGGCTAAGCAGTCTGGGGACGCAACCCGAATAGCGACCGCAGAGAAAAAGCTGGAGGGAGCTGTAGAAAATCAGGCTATATCTCGTAAGGCTGCTCTGGCTGCCCAGACTGATTTTTATGCTAAAAAGAAACTGCTGGAGGCTACCGCTACTAAACAGTCTACTATTGCCTCTGTATCCGATACAACTGCAAAAACCACCCAGGGAGCTGTTACCTCATTGCTAACTGCTATCACCACCAGGTGTACATTGGCTATGAAATCTCTTTGGCTTGCAATGAAAACTAATCCTATCGGCTGGATCTTAACGCTGGTTGGTGCTCTGGTAAGCGTTATCACTCTCTTTGCTTCTTCTCAGGATGAGGCTACCGATGCAATGGGAGAGTTTCAGGATACCACCAAAAAGGAGATAGACAACTTAAATATGCTTATGGCAGTCCTGAAAAATACAGAGGCTGGTACCAAAGCGCACAAACAGGCTCTGGAGAAAGTAAATGCCATTCTCCAGGACTATAATAAAGAGCTTGCAACAGAATCCACCACGGTACAGGAGTTAAAAGGTAAATATGATGAGCTTACAATAGCCATTAACGAAAGCGCAGCAGCCCGTATCAAAGCAAAGTATATTGAGCAGATCCAGAAAGAGCAAAATGAAAAGCAGGATGGCGCAAAGGATACCTTTAAAAAGGATATTCGTAATACTACCAGAGTTTCCTCAAAGGATACGATGTTTGGGGATTTTATGTCTTATGATGATGTAGAGGGACTTAAAAACCTATCAGATGCTACATTTGACCTGATCGAAGCCTATGTTAAAACTCAGGCTGAGGAGTTAAAAAAACTCTCTGGGGATGAGTATAAAAAAGCGGTAAAACAGGTAGAGCAGACTATTACTAAGATCCTAAAGGATGCCTCTAATGAAGATTTTCAAGGTGTATATTTCCTGGATAAGATTTCTGGGTATATAAATAAAATAGTTCAACCCGCCAAAGAAGCGGATAAAGCTATTTCCGACCTTACTAATCAGCTAAACGCTGGATGGGATGCTATGAGTGGGAAAAAGGAGGCTGATCCAGTGGATTACCTGAAAATGTCTTTCTCCGACCTGGATAAGCTGGTTAAAGATACCCAGACAGAAATAGATACCATAAATGCCAAAAAGCTCAAAGTTGAAACCGATAATACCCGCCTTGCTGAATTGCTTGGTATCATAGGGCAGGTGAAAACGGCTATCTCCACGAAAGAAACGAACCTTAATACAGAGTCTGATATAAATGCCCGTATCAAACAGTTACAGGATGAACGGGCGAATGTTGAGATTAATAGTAAAAAGTATAACGAACTCACCGATAAGATTAAAACATTCCAGAAAAAACTCCCAGACAATTCCAAAAATTCCGATGAGAACGCTGCTAAGAAAGCTGAACAGTTAGCTGAGAAGCAGAGGCAGGCAGATATGAAACTGGAAGCTGCCAGGATAGAAATTATGGAGGAGGGCTACGCTAAGCGTAAGGCTCTATTAGATCTCCAGCATAAGAAAGCCCTGGCTGATATTGATAAAGAGGAGAAAGAACTGGAGAAAGCCCGAAAAGAGGCAGGCAAAGGAGAATTATCCACTAAAGAAAAGCAGACTTTCACGGATCGTAGAGGTGTTGAGGATCAGAGCTACCAGAAAGCTCAGAATAAGCTGTTTGATGGGGAGATAGAATACAAGAAAAGCCAGTACCAACTGTATTTTAGATGGGTGCAGAATATGGGTAAAGATGTGGCTGATAAGCAATTTTCCTCTTTGCTTAAAGAGGGCAATTCTTATAAGGATTATGTAGAGAAGCAGATCCAGGCTTTGAAACAGAAGCAAGCCTCTGGTACTCTTTCTGAGGGAGAGGGGAACCAGCTTATTACTCTCAATATGCAATATAGTGAGATCACTGGTGCTAAGACTGCAATGGATCTGTTTAAGGAGTCGGTAAACCAGGCTATCGGGCGTGCTTCTACTCTGGCAGAGAAGCTACAGGCTGTAGCTGATGCAAAGGAACGGCTGGCAAATGGAGGTACTGGGCTGGTTGGAGCCGATGAACAGGCAGAGGCAAATCTATTTATCTCTGAGAAAGATATAGAGACAAACAAGGAACTCCAGGATAAAGTCCTCACGGAATTTAAAACCTATGAGGAACAAAAAAAACAGATCCAGGATGAGTATGCTTTGCTCAGGCAGCAGTCCAATGTTCAAAACAATGCAGAACTTTTAGCTCAGGTGAATAAGGGTGAGGCTGAGGCTCTTTCAGCTCTCAATGCCCAGATGCTTATGCAGACGGATAGCTGGAATAATCTTTTTTCTGACTTAGATTCTTTAACTGTAGATCAGATTGATAAACTGATTACTGAGATCCAGCAGAAAATGGGTACAGCGGATCTTAAATTAAATCCAGCTGATATGAAAGCCGTGCTGGATAAATTGGACGAAGCTAAGAAAAAGATCCTGGATGTAAACCCGTTCAAGGCTTTAGGTAACTCTATTTCCTCTGTATTTAAAAAGTCTGAAAGTGGATCAAAGAAAAGCTCTGCCGATATTAAAAGGGATTGGAAAAATATGGCAAATGCCACTGATTCCTGCTTTGATTTTGTTTTGGATGCTGTAGATAGCTGTGATGTATTAAAAGATCTAATAGGTGATACAGGAGCGTCCACCATTCAAATGGTTCAAGGGGTTGCAACTGCTGGTATTGCTATGGGTGCTGCTATTAAAACGGCTGAAAAAGGTTCTGTTATTCTGGCTGCTATCTCTATTGCTTTACAGGCTATACAGTGGATCGCAGGATTATTTAATAATGATGATAAGCAGGAGGAAAAGATCCAGAATATCCAGAAAGAAATAGATGCTCTTTCTAATGCCTTTGACCGATTGCAACACGCAGCAGATCAAACTTTCTGGGTTTATAACGATGAAGAAAGTAGTGCTCACCAGCAACGCCTGGATGATATTAACCAACAAATAGCAGCTCTGGAGAAACAGGCTGTAGTAGCTCGTGCCAGCTGGAATTTCGTTAAGTATGCCCAGCTCACCAAACAGATTAAGGAGCTTAAATATGCCCTGGAAAAAGAGGAGGGTAAAGGTGATATGTTCCAGCTCTATGAACTACAGAAACAGAGCCTGAGGGAACAGCAGGAGCTTATTAAGCAACAAATAGCAGCTGAGAAAGATAAGAAGAAAACCGATAACGATAAGATCGCTGAATGGGAGGAAGCGATTAAAGATATTGATACCCAGCTGGAGGATCTGGAGCGTGATATGTTGGAAAACCTGGCTGGTACCGATGTAAAAAGTGCTATAGATGAGTTTGCCGATGCTCTGGTAGATGCTTATTGTAAGGGAGAGGATGCTGCTAAAGCCCTGGGTGAAGTTACTAAAAATGTAATGAAAAAAGCTGTAGTAGAAGCCATAAAGAGGCAGTTCCTGGCAAAAGCTATAAATGATGCTGTTCTTTATCTGGGTGAGTCTATGAAAGATGGTGTACTCTCCGATAGTGAAAGACGTAATTTTGAGAATATGGTAAATGCTGCTGGTGCTGTTACTAACAAAGCTCTGGAGGCTGTTGGTGACTGGATTAAGGATATTGAGGAGGATACTACAGAAGATCCTCTCACTGGTGCTGTTACGGCAATGAGCGAACAAACAGGATCAGTAGTAGCGGGTAGGTTAAACGCCTTTGTCATTAACCAGACTGAGCAAACCACTATTCTTAGGCAGTCACTTCTTTACCAACAGGCTACTGCAACAAACACCGGGGTTAGTGCTTCTGAACTCAAAGAGATTAAGGATACATTGAAAAGAATTGAAAACAAAGATAGTTCGTTACTATCACAAGGTATAGCATAATATGGAACTGGCAGATCAATTAAAACAGGATGGCGTGGCTAAAGGCTTATGCCGTTTATGGAGAGGAAAGCTAAAAGCTGGGATGAGTATAGAAAGTATGATACAGCTTTATATCAGGGGTATTGATTTCTGTATATCGGAGGATTATCCTACTCTGGAGTTCATACGAGCTAATTTCAAGGGTAAATGTGAGCCGTATGGTGCATTTGTCGATGATGAAATAGAAATGCGTAAAAACGCTCCAGATACCGTGCTTAATGGTGAATGTAAGGCTATGCTGGAGTATGATGGTTTTAGCGTATCCAGGATTTTTATCCGACATGATAGCCAGGCTGCTGTTAATGTTGCAGATCATGCTATGGTTACTATAGATGCCTTTGATAATTCCAGGCTGATAGTAGCCAGTGCTGGAAAGAATGCTCAGGTATTAGTGAATTTATACGGGGGTGCCCAGGTTGAATGTATTGGCGTGGGGATCCAGGTTAAGAAAATGAATAAAAAAACATATTAAAACGTATTGCTATGATTGATAAGAACCTGATTTTATACCTGCCTTTCGATGATCCAGATGGCAGTGTAGCGTATGACTATTCAAAAAGTAGAGCTGATGGTACTCTATCAGGGGGTGCTTTCTTTTCTAAACAGGCAAAAGTGGCAAAATGCTTAGATCTTAATGGTGATGGGGAGTGTGTAACTTCACGTACAATACCGTTTAGTTCCAGTTTCACGCTTTGTTTTTACGTTAAGCCTACCACAAATAGTATAGGTTGGTTACTGAATTTACCAGGTGTAGATAATATCCTGGAGCAATGGCTGGAGGTTATGCCTGATATTTGGTACTTTATGGCTTTCGTGAAAAATGGGAACCAGCTTACTGTTTACAAGGATGGTAACGAGATCTACAAAACAAATTTGAAAGCTACGCCTGTAGGTCTTTCTATCAATGATCCTAATCTCTCTGGGGTTCATGCCTGCTTTGATGAGGTACAGCTATTTGATGTGGTAAAGACTCCAGTAGAAATACTTAAAATGCAAAGTGATACAGATGTTGAGTATTACATAGATGGTAAGAATTTCAAAGATTTTGGAGTGTATGTTTCTGCATCCAGCGGGTTAGTAGGTATGCTGGAAAGAAAAGACGCTCTAACAGTAGACTGGGATAATTATCATGGTAAGGTGGTAGACAAAAAACGTCCTCGCTATAAAGAAAGAACTATTACTCTGGAGTGTTTTATAGAGGCTTCTAATAAATCCGCTTTTGTCGAATGGGTTAATCTTTTCATGGCTCAGTTTGATAAGGAGGGTGATGCTCGGCTGAAAGTGGAATACGATGGAAAGGCTAAGCCTCTGGTTTATGAGGTGTATTGTCCTGATGCTGTAGATGTGACTAAAAAGTGGTCTGATGATCTTATGGTGGGTACATTTAAAATTAAACTGGTTGAGTGTGAACCCGTTAAAAAAGTGCTTCGACATATTGGCGTTTCTGCAAACAGCAAAGCCCAGATCAATGTAACCAGTTCTAAGCTGTTAAACATTTACTGGGGTGATGGTACCCATACATTTGATGTGTCTGGGAAAACTACTGTAGAGCACACCTATACGGATCCAGACATTTACGACATTATAGTAACGGGCGTTATTGAAGATATTGAGGCATTTAACACGAATTGTATAATTGTTTGGGATAGACTTTTATAAGAAAAAGATGAGAGCGATTAAAGATTTATCAGGCAAAAGGTTTGGCTTATTGAAAGTTGTAAGAAAAACCCAAAAGAGAGCATCTGGAGGCAGTGTTGTGTGGAGTTGTGTGTGCGATTGCGGAAATGTAACAGATGTAAGTAGTGGAAAATTAAATAGTGGACACACTATTTCCTGTGGATGCTATAAAAGGGCGGTGTCGTCAATAGTATGCTCAAATTTATTCAGAAAACATGGTCATGGGAGAACTGGAAATATAAGTAGAACATACAGTGTATGGATACACATGTTAAACAGGTGTAATAATCCCAACAATTCATCCTATTCCAATTATGGAGGTCGTGGTATTGTAGTATGTGAACGCTGGAGAATCTATGAAAATTTCCTTAAAGATATGGGAGAGAAGCCCAATGGAAATACCTTAGATAGAATTGATAATAATGGGAATTATGAGCTTGGTAATTGCCGTTGGGTTACTATGAAAGTTCAGCAAAACAACAAGAGGAACAACCGTAAAGTAAATTATATGGGAAAGGATATGACGATTTCTCAACTATCCGAAAGATGCGGGGTAAATAGAGGCACATTAATCTATAGAATAAAAAAAGGAATGACCGTAGAGGAGGCGGTATCTAAGTAGTATGGGACAGATTACTTTGATAAAACGCAATGGATCTAAGGTAAACTTATTCAGCAAAGAGCCGTTTTGCACCGTATCAAGTGCGGTGCAAAACGTAACTCTTATGGGGGATGATAATGTGCAACTTGACATTAAATCTACTCAGTTCCTGGAATTTGCTAAAGGGGATAAGATCCTGATCGGTGGAGAGGAGTATTCTATCAGAACAAAAGTAACCAGGGAAATTTTATCTGAGGATATGTATTCTTATGACGCTATTTTTTATGGTGTCATGTACGAGCTTATGAAAAGCCAGTACCGAAATTGTGATGCTAATGGTAAATCTACTAAGTCCACATTTGACCTTACATATACTTTGAGTGAGTTTATGCACGTTGTCATTTACAATGTGAGCCGTGATTATCCTGGGATCTGGCGGTTTGATGCTGATAGCTGCCCAGATACGGATCCTATTACATTGCAATTTTCAAAACAAAACTGCTTACAGGTAGTACAGACCGTTTGCAAGGAATTTAAGTACGAGTTTAGGATAGATCAAAAGGATGGTATCCGTATTCTCCGTGTCGGCAAGTTTGGTACAAAGGTAACTCCACCTGCTGGAAACGCTTTTTTTGAATGGGGCAAAGGTAACGGGTTGTTTAAACTCAAAGAGCAGAAAGTAGATGATAAAAGCATTATCACCAGGCTTTGGGTGGAGGGTGGTACCCAGAATATCAGAAGCGATTACAGGGATTACTCTGAGCGGTTACAGCTACCATATCCTAAACGTCTTAATCAACGTGAACACACCTTATCAGATGGTACGGTTATCCCTGCCAAAAGTGAGTATATTGGTATAGATGATGATGAGAAACGTTACCTGGAGGATCCTGATCTTAGAAATGAAATAGGCAGTGATGAAGATACTGAGTATTACGATGATATTTATCCTAAAAGAACTGGTACCGTAACCGCTTTGGGAGGGGATATTTATTCTTTCGTGGATGATACGATGGATTTTGATCTCAACGAAAAAGATAGTAATGGTACTAAATACCTGATTAACGGTGTAACTGCAAAACTCACATTCATTACTGGTAAATTGGCAAACCAGCAATTTGAACTAAAGGAAAAGGGAGGGTACGATCATTCCAGTAGAAAATTTACCCTTATTAAATACACCGATGAGAGAGGCATGGAATTTCCCTCTCCTGATACAGATGCTTTCCGTTTCCATGAGGGAGATAAGTATAAGATCACGGATATAAATCTGCCTAAAAGTTATGAAGATTACGCAGAGGAAGATCTATGGTATGCAGGATATGACGATTTTAAGGATCGTAAGCAGGCACGTGCTCAATACGTCCTTACTTTTGATCGCTCCTATTTCATTAACGCTTTGCCGTTGGATAGTGAAACCAGCGTGTTTCATTGTGGGGACTATGTGCCAGTTAAAGATACCCGTTACGATATAGAGAAAAACATTCGGATCCAGAAAATCAGCCGAAACCTTTTGTTGGAGCATGATTATACACTTACTCTATCAGATACTACTACCCTATCTATTCAGGCTCAAACAGTGTTAGATGTGATAGAACACAATATTATCATTGACAATAATAGGCTTAGGGATCTCAATAAAGCGAGGAGAGGATGGCGTACTACTGAGGAACTGAGAAATATGGTATATGATACTGATGGGTATTTTGACGTGGATAATATCAAGCCTAACAGTATTGATACTAATATGCTTACAGTTGGCTCCAAAAGCCAGCAGTTCGTCCTTATTGATACGATCCTCCAGGCTAATGTGAACGGATTGCCTAACCGTTTTGATGCTACTGAGGGTATCCTGGCTCATCTTTCCATTGATGATAATGCTATTAAAAAATGGAATATGGCAGCAACTTCTGTTATCCTGAGTGAGACAGGGGGATATTATGTTTTTGCAAAATGTAGCAAAAAGAATGATAGCGGTATATATTACATTACTCAGGAACAACTGAGAGTTGAGCCAGCGAGTGATCCGAATAACTATTATTTCCAGGTGGGAATAATCGGATCTTTGCACTCAGATGATAATTTCCGTGATTTTGTTACTACTTATGGATTTACCAGGATCAACGGAAATACTATCACTACTGGAAAGATTGTTACCAGTGATGGAGAGTGCTATCTGGATCTGGATGGCAATAAGTTCAGGATCGGGGATGCAACCAGCTCTATAGATTGGAATGTTTCAGGAAAAAATAGGCTAACATTACGAAATGTTCAACTGCTAAGCGACTCTGGGGATTTATCTGATATTGGAGTGTATAGAGGAATCTGGAATGCTCAGTATGTATATTACAAAGGAGATGAAGTAAGTTATACACATAATGGAGCAATTTGTACGTATCGCTATATTAATCCAACACCAAGTAAAGGGAATACACCTACGAACTCTACATATTGGAGTGTTGTGGCAAAGGGTCAAGACGGAGACGATGGAACGGATGGAGGGTACATAGAATATGTTTATAAAAAAAATTCTGCACAGCCAGAAACCCCAAAAGGTAGCACTATCCCTCCAAGCGGATGGAGCTTATCCCCTACACCTCCTACTGATAAATCATTTGTCTGGATGTCACAGGTAAAGATTAGTGGTTCAGGTACAGTGGGGACATGGAGTGTTCCAATTAGGTTAAGTGGATTGAATGGTAAGGATGGTGTCGATGGTACAGATATTGAGTTTGTATATAAGCAAACAACGTCACCTAATTCACCTGAAAAGCCAAAAACATCACAAGTGATAGATTATATACCTGCTGGATGGACGGATAACCCACAAGGAGTCAGCTCTATTTATTTATATGAATGGATATGTGTTCGATATAAGATAGCTGGTATATGGGGTGAATTTTCTTCGCCTGTTGTTTGGTCAAAATGGGGAGAAAAAGGGATGGATGGGGATGGATATGAGTACATTTATAAGAGAACCACGACATCTACCTCTCCCAGTCGTCCTACAGATATATCTCAATCTGATGATTTTATACCTACTGGATGGACGGATGATCCTACTGGCGTCAGTGCTACCTATATTTATGAATGGGTGTGTGTTAGAAAAAAAACAAATGGAATGTGGGGAGGGTTTTCCTCGCCAGCTATATGGGCTAAGTTTGGGCAAGACGGAGACGATGGAACGGATGGAGGGTATTTTGAATATAGGTATGCTAAAAATGGATCAAACACAACGCCTCCAATACTTTCAAATACATCCGCCAGTCCAAATGGATGGAGTACTATCATGCCGGGGCTTAATTCTCTTGAATATTTATGGTGTACGGTTGCAAAAAAAACAGCGAGCGGTGAATTACTGCAAAACTGGAGTACACCAGTAAGAATAAATGGTGTAGATGGAGGCAAAGGGGATGTAGGAGAGAAAGGAGAAAGCCCTGCTACAGTTTTCAGAGGAGTGTATAATGTATCCAGTACATATTATGGAACAAAATACAGGCTGGATGTAGTAAAATACAACGGAGTGTATTATGTTGCTCGTATTGATGCAGGTACATTTTCAGGAAAATCTCCAACGGACACAAGTAAATGGAATACTTTCGGTGCCCAGTTTGAAAGTGTAGCAACTGACTTACTGTTAGCTGAAAATGCAAATATAGCAGGGTGGGTATTTCGAAATAACCGTTTGGAAAGTCAAGATGGTAATATTTTCTTGGATGGAGTTAATGGACTAATTTCTATAGGTAATGGTAAGGTTCTTCTGAAACAAGATGGAAGTGGAAAGTTAGCAAATGAAAATATTTCTTGGGATTCTTATGGAAACCTTATTTTAGCTGGTAACCTGTACGCCAGTCGAGGGTTTAGATTGGGGATTAAAAATGTTTCATCTAATGCGACATTGACTTCAAATGATTGTTTTGTAAAAACATTGGGGTCAACAACTGTAATATTTTTGCCATCTTCTCCGTACGTTGGTCAGCTATTGTATTTTGTTAGTCAAAATGGTTCAAGTATATCCATAAATGGAAATGGTAAAAAAATATACTCTGGGATGAATGGTAGTAGTGTTATCTCACTTGATCCAGGTGGTATGTTGCAATTAGTTTATGTTGGTGGAGAATGGTATGTGTTATCACGAAATAGTTAATTGAGTTATTATGAAGTGGATGATAGAAAGCAATAGAATGAAGCATTTCGGGTATGCTATCCCGTGTGCTTTTCTCCTTACTATTTTGTTTGTGGCTGGACTGGCTGCTGGTATGGAGTTTAAGGATAAATCCTATGGAGGAAAGTGGGATTGGCTGGATCTTATAGCAACTTTGTTAGGTGGTCTGCTGGGACAAATGTTTCAGATAACAGTAATTTACCTGGCAATAAACGGAGTAATTTAAATGAAAAAGATGAAAAGAAAAGATGTAAATGGCTGGAATATATCTTTTTTCTTTTCAAATATGTGTATCAGCTACACACTTTTAGTATATTTGCAGTATTAACTAAGTGAATTATGGAAACAACTATGTACAGTCTGAGGATTTTATCCAAAGGACAAATAACAGACATCTCCCAGGGGTTTAGCCTGGGGAGTATTCCTTTTTCCATATTTGTGCGCCCTAAAAAGGTCACAATGGAGGCAAATACTTTGGTTAGGTGCCAGCTTATTTGTGATAAAAAGGCAAGTGACTTTCCAGTGCCTATAGGGGACTGGACACCAGCAGCTATAGTTAAGATCTCCCCAAATGCTATAGATCTGGCTGCTTTTGATGTTTTCTGGGGAGCAGGTGAAACTATTAAATAATTACGTTATGGGATTACTTTTAGGTAGTGGCTCAACCAAACCACAATACCCCTACGATATGTGGTACGGGGTTCAAGGTGACTTTACAAGTCGTGACTATAAGCTGAAACGTGTTGGAAATCTGGATTTGCATAAAACTTTGCCTATCCAGGCTAAAATCAAACGTTTTGTTGAAAACCCTGATGGATCGGTAAAATACTACCTCCACCAGAATGATAGCCGTAAAAAAGAGAGTGGCGCAACTGCTATTATTGATAGCACTGATGGAAATGTGATGCTGGAAAAACCAGAGTATTATTTTCGTTTAGAATTTGAGGGCACAAAGTGGCTACGTGCATGGTCTGAATATCCGTTGCCAGGTTTTATTAAAATGGATCGCAAAGCTATTTCTCCCTGGTTTGCAACCATTGACATTACAAATAGCATTGCTGTTTCTGGATGCTGGCTTGAATGGAATGGTGATGAGATCCTACGTGATGCGAGTGGGTTTGTTAAGCTGAAATCAAATGCAGCTCAGTTCAGAGGTGGATCTGGGGATGGTGATGCTGCTAAAGATGGAACCTATAACTCCCAGCTCGGTATGGCTCGTACATCCATCTCTAAGGATGGAGTTCGTCCATATTGCAAAAACGGTACTCATCATGGGGCTTATAGAGCCTACAATGAAATAGCCTGGTTGCAAAGATGTGAATATGCTTCATTGCACTGCCAGGATGGATACAATGCAACTCTAACGGCTGATGGGTACAAACAGGGTGGGCTTGGAGAGGGTACTGCTGTTGATGGTATTCAATGGAATGAATGGGCTGGATACAAACCATTTATCCCTTGTGGTGTAACTGCTACTCTTGGAAATAATACAGGGCTTGTGCCTTATGTGATAAAAGGATGGACTGGAGGTGATAAAACTGTACAGGTTTCCTCTTATCGTGGTTTGGAGGTTCCTTTCCAATATTTATGGATGTTAGCAGATGATGTTCTTATTTATCATGGATCGGACAAATCAACTGCTTATGTTTGTGAGGATCCTACCAAATTCACCTCTCATTCAGACAGCGCAACTAACGTACCTGATGGATACGAAGCAATAACAGATCTACCCAGAGCTGAGGGTTATGTTCTCCAGTTTGCTCATTCAAGCAAAACATATTCATTTGCTGAAACAGTTGGTGGATCCTCTAATGCTGGAGGATGTGATCACTACTGGACTCCTGTAGCTGGTGCTGGCTGGTCTGCTGTAGGATGGTATGGTGCCCTCTTGTCTGCTAATGCGCGTAATGGTGCGCATGCGGGTTTCGGTTTTCTGCATACGTCTTCTCGCTCCTCGTACTCGAATGCGTACTATGGGTTCCGCCTGTGCCGTTTTTGACGGTTGGCGGTGGACTGCAAAAAGCGTGAATTGAAATTTTGAAATAAAGGGTTGTGACGGTCGTGGGTGCCCTCTTGTCTGCTAATGCGAATAATGGTGCGAATGCGGGTTTCGGTTATCTGAATACGAATAATCGCTCCTCGAACTCGAATGCGAACAATGGGTTCCGCCTATACCGTTACGGTTTCTCTTAAAATATAAGATAGCCATTAAACCGTCACAACCTTGCCTCACAGGAGTTACTGGTACTGCTGGTAGCTGGCAAAAAAATATGAATTAGATCGGTGTTAGTAAGGAATTGAAAGCTCTGATATAGACCAACGGCACAATGAGTATAGTTAGGACTGAATACGGACTATGTTATGGTAGCGATACAAGGCTACTGGATTATGAAGATTTTGAGGATTGCGGTTACTTCATTGAAGAAAGTAAACGCCTGAAAAACATCTATCAATACGTTTATGATTCTGCTAACTTAGTTCTTTCTCAGTACAAAGCTCAAAAAGGGAAAGGTGTTAGAACTGAAATAACAAAGTTCAATAATCGTATAAGTGAGAATTTGACCGATCTATGGGAAATGCTCTACTACGAAACATATACACCTGGTGAGTATCGGATAAAAACGATTTATGAACCGAAAGAAAGGATCATAATGATTGCTCCATTCTACCCTGATCGGATAGTACACCATTGTATTATCAATATTCTGGGAGAGTATTGGACGAATGTTTTTATCTCTCATACATACGCCTGCATTAAAGGGCGGGGGACTCATAAATGTATGGAGGATATACACCATGACCTGGTTACAGATCGAAAAGGTACACAGTATTGCCTAAAGATCGACATAAAGAAGTTCTACGATAATGTAGATCATGCAGCACTCAAAAGGATCATAAGATATATGATAGCTGATGAGCAAATGCTGAGGCTGTTGGATAAAGTTATAGATAGCAACGGTAAAGAAAAAGGGTTGCCTATTGGCAACTTTACGAGCCAGTATCTGGCTAATTTATATCTGGCTTACTTCGATCACTGGATGAAAGAAGATCTGGGGGTTAAGTATTACTACAGGTATATGGATGATATAGTGATTTTGCACCATAGCAAAGAAACTCTCCATTACATACTGGATATGATGGGGCTTTACCTGGGTGCAGAGCTGAAACTGGAAATTAAGCATAACTGGCAGATATTTCCTGTAGATGCTCGCTGTATTGATTATGTTGGTTTCAAACAAAACCACTACGGGATCCTACTCAGGAGAGGTATCCTACAGAGGTTCTATACGAAGTTTGACCGTGTGAGAAAGCAGTATAACATCTCTGATGAGATAGCAATTAAGCACCTCTTTCCGTCTGAATATGGCTGGATAATCAGATGCTCAGAGGAACATAGTAAATTCATTTTAAATAATTGTATTAACAATGGAAAAGCAAAATGTTCTGAATATCGGGCTGTTGGCTGATGCAACGCCTGAGGTGTTCTATGACCTGTATAACGGGCAGGGAACTTTCCTTTATAACCACAATATCAAAGAGGTATCGGTTATTAAAGATGAGAACGGTGGTATAACTGTTACTAATGATGAGAAAGCTGCTACTGGTAAGATGTTCCAGTATGACAGTGTGCGTGTAGAGTATCCTAAGACTGGTGATAACATCTTTGCAACCCTGCTTACTGCAAAGTATTCGACTACAAAAGAGAGTAAGCTGGTGAATGAATACCAATCTGCTGTATTGGGATTGCTTGATGAGTCCTACAAGAAACCTTATGAAGATTTTTTAAGGGAACGCCTGGCTGTTAGATCAGATATTGATACAGACTGTAAAACCTATAATGTTCCGACTGATCTATGAACCAAATAGTAGACTTTGAAGATGATTCTGTTGTAGTATCGGCTGGTAGTGATGGTTTATTTGACTGTGAGTATTCCAGTGTGGATGCTCTCATAAATGAACCTATTGTTTTCACTGGAGTAAAAACGGATGTTCAAACTGAGAATGGTATGCGTACACTCATCTCTTTCGGAGAGGGAGTTTCACGTTCCGCTTTTTTCACTGAAAGCAAACGGTTGAAAGATGTGGTATGCAACCCAGAACGTATGTTTCCTTTTCGGGCTATTATCAAAGTAGTTCGCTTTGGCAATAATACAGGGTTTAAGTTCTTTTCTCCTAACAGTCAGGTTACTCAGCAGGATAGAGATAACTTCGATTATTACAAACGGAACAAATACAGGAGAAACAGGTAATGGTAGAGGATGTAACAACAGTAGCCAAAAGTATAGGTGACGTTGGGATGATGGCTGTAACAGCTGCCTTTTTCCTTATATTATCAGCTGGGTTAATGGTTGCGTGTTTCAAGTGGTTCAAGTCTATCATAAATGGTATTATATCCAGATCTGAAAAGACAATGAGCGATTTGTTGCAAGAAACCCGAAATCAGAATGATATGCTGGCAGATATTTCCGAGGGGTTACGTCCTGAGACTCAGTTACGAGTTAAAAATGTGTCTGGCGTGTATTTCGATCTATCAGTAGAAAAGGTTTGTCGAATGATAAAAAGGATCAGGGAGGAAAACCATATAGCGGATAGGGAAGCAACCAGGCAAAAGATCAGAGCCTTACTTAGAAACTTGCATGAGGATAGGAATAGCCGTTTTGATAGCTTTACCTATCGTGGGAAAAAGCTCTCCTCTTATACTAATTCTGAGTGGATAGAGGATGTGGCTAAAGTGATTGAGGGTGAAATATACAATGAAAGCGGAGCTAATAATAATAGGGCTTTCACGAATGTTTCAACCGTTTACGAAAATATAAAGTTGGATTTTTATCATAGATTAAATCAATGAAAATTTTAATAGATAATGGACACGGAGAGAATACACCAGGTAAACGATCTCCAGACGGAGTACTCAGAGAGTACGCCTATGCACGTGAAATAGCGGATGATATTGTACGTGAACTTACAAAAAGAGGGTACGATGCTGAGCGCATTGTAAAGGAAAATATGGATGTATCCTTGGCTGAGAGAGCACGTAGAGCTAATGAGTTTTGTGGTAAGCTGGGTACCTCAAATGTTATACTTGTTTCAGTACATTGTAATGCTGCTGGATGTGGTGAGTGGATGCAAGCCCGTGGCTGGTCTGCCTACACAACTAAAGGCAGAACTAAGGCAGATGCTTTAGCTACTTGTTTGTATGATGTTGCCGAAACTGTATTTGTCGGGCAAAAGATCAGAAAGGATATGAGTGATGGAGATCCTGACTGGGAAGAAAATTTCTATATACTCCAGAAAACGAAATGCCCAGCTGTTCTTACAGAGAACTTTTTCCAGGATAATAAGGATGATGTAGCTTTTCTCCTTTCTCCTGGTGGTAAGAAACAGATTGTTCAGGTTCATGTAGATGGTATAATTAAATACATAA